AGACCATCATGACATACGCTGAACTCAAGCAGCAGATCCAGGACTACGTTCAATCGGACGAAACCACGTTCCTTGCGAATCTGGATTCTATCATTCAGCTTGCAGAGCAGCGTATCAACAGAGATGTAAAGTCTCCTGACTCTAGGGCCTCCGTTACTGGCAACGTAACAACTCAGACTATAACGACTCCCAGCGATTTCGTTATGCCACTGAGTGTCTTTGTCAATATCGGAGGCACCCAGACTGGGCTTCTCCTTAAAGAGCCTTCGTATCTAACAGAGGCGTATGGCGTGACAGGAAGTTCTCCTGGCACAACGGGGCCTCCTTCGTATTACGCTATTCAGTCATCTGGCGATTCATCCACTACACTTCTTGTAGCGCCATCAGCAGACGTACCTTATACTTACACTCTTTACTACTACAAGACCCCGGATACGATTGTTGGCGCAAGCAGCAACATTACATGGGTCAGCAACTACTTCCCTCAAGTGTTGCTCTACGGGTGCCTTGTTGAAGCCTATTCCTTCTTGAAGGGTGAGCCTCAAATGCAGCAGCAGTACGAGAAGCTGTATCAGCTTGGGCTGATTGAATTGAAGAACGTCTGTGAAGACGAGCAGAGAATGGACAACTACAGGAACCCTGACAGCAAAAGGAATATCGGCTAATGGCATTCACAGGCAGTTATGTAACCAACTCGTTTAAGGAGCAACTGCTCCTTGCTGTACACGATTTCTCTACGGATGTCATCAAGATCGCACTGTATACAGACTCTGCGACCATCGACAACACTACGACTGCCTACAGCGCCACGAACGAAGTATCCGGCACGGGATATACCGCTGGAGGGAAGACGTTGACCGCTACCGTTACTCCTGACGGGATCTATACGATCCTCGACTTTGCCGATATAAGCTGGACTTCTGCTTCGTTTACTTGCCGGGGCGCTCTTGTGTACAACTCTTCCAAATCCAACAAGTCTATTTTTGTCTTAGACTTCGGCACCAACAAGACTGTCTCTTCCGGTACGTTGACAATCCAATTCCCTACCGCGAACTCCAATACTGCAATTGCAGTGATTAGCTCTGTAACGAACTAATATGCCCTCTACATATACTTCTAATAACAAGATCCAAAAGATTGCAACAGGTGAACAGTCTGGTACTTGGGGCAATACTACCAACACGAACTTCGATTTGTTCGATACAGCGATTGATGGGTTTGTTGCTGTTGCATTGACGGGTACAACGCATACCTTAAACATTCCTGACGGTACTGCTGCCGATGGAAGGAACAAGGTAATCAGCTTTACGGGTACGCTTGCTGCTGCGAATACGGTTAGCATTACGCCGAACACGGTTAAGAAGCATTACTTTGTCCAGAACAATACGACAGGTGGGCAGAACGTCATCATCTCGCAGGGATCTGGCTCTACCGTTACGATCAAACCTGGGTACTCGTCGATTGTTTATCTTAACGGTGCAGGGTCGGGTGCTTCCGCTAAAGAGGTCTTAACCAGCCTAAAGCTGACTGCTCTGTTGGAGGCTACAGGAGTTGTGTTTGTTGGCTCTAGCAGCGGCAACACGACGTTGCAAGCGAATGCTACGGCCTCAGGTACCCTTACTCTTCCCGCCGCAACAGACACGCTTGTAGGCAAGGCTACGACCGATACGTTTACGAACAAGACGCTTGACACTGCTGGTGCCGGGAATGTCTTGCGGATCAACGGTACGCAGGTTAGTGCTGTAACGGGTACGGGTTCTGTCGTTCTTGCTACCTCCCCCACGTTGGTCACCCCGCTCTTGGGTACGCCAACTTCTGGAACCCTAACAAACTGCACTGGGCTTCCAATTTCTACAGGTGTATCCGGTCTTGCGGCAAATGTTGCTACTTTTTTAGCTACTCCTTCTTCCGCAAATCTTGCTGCTGCACTTACGGATGAAACGGGAACTGGGGCTAATGTATTTGCAAACACTCCTACGCTGGTAACCCCAATTCTTGGCACTCCGACCTCTGGAACACTGACGAACTGTACGGGTTTGCCGATTAGCACGGGTGTCTCTGGCCTGGGGTCTAATGTTGCTACGTTCCTTGCTACCCCTTCCAGTGCGAATCTGGCTTCTGCGGTAACGGACGAAACGGGTAGTGGGGCGCTTGTATTCGGCACATCGCCTACGATTGCGACTCCTACGATTACAACGAGCGCAACTGTTCCGCTTGTTATCGGCGGCACAGGAACCACCTCTACTCTTACCCTGCGGTCCACCTCTGGCGTTGGCACGACTGGCGCGGATATTATCTTCCAGGCGGGGAACAACGGCGCGACTGAAGTAATGCGGCTTCAGAACGGCGGCAATGTCGGCATTGGGACGGCGAGTCCTGCGACAGAATCAACTAACGCAAAGCTGGTTGTAGTTGGGTCGTTGAACCAATCTGCCAGTACGCTTGCCACCTCAAACTCAAACGCTGGCTTCACGGTTCGTGCCAATGCTTCCAGCGGATATCAGTTAGCAGTCGGCGCTACGAGCGTAGATGGGTCGCCGTATATTCAGGGTGTGAATTTTAACGGTGGTGCGGTGGCGTCAAATTTAACTTTGCAAGGTTACGGCGGCAATGTTGGCATTGGAACGACTCCATCTTATAGGCTCCATGTATCTGGCGGAAGATCGGTATTTGTAGCAAATAGCGAACCCTATGCCGTTGGCGTGGGGTACTCTAGCGGTTCTGCCTATTGGATTGGCTCGAACTCAGCAAACAATGCGTTGGTATTTAGCGAGGGCGGTGGCTCTGAGAAGATGCGTATCGACTCCAGCGGCAACGTCGGTATTGGAACAACGAATCCGGCTTATCAGACGCAGGTCAGTGGTTCTGGTCAGACAACCGCTGCACTTACAGACTCTGGAAACAAGGGAGGTTCGATTTTAATCGCCGATACTGGTGTCTCTCCTGGAAATGGTGGCGCGCTGTTGTTCGCTGCCCAAGTCACCAATGGAGCTGTTCCTGGTTGTGCCATAAAAAGTTTATTGGTCAGTGGTTTCACCAATGGACAAAGCGATCTTGCGTTTTCCACACGAAATGCCACAGGTGACACATCGTTAACTGAGCGCATGCGCATTAACGCCAGCGGAAATATCGGTATTGGAACTGGATCAACTATCCGCTCGATCCTGAACACCAATGTTGGGACCATCACTGGCCCTGCTGTAACCGCTGGCCTGACCCTTAGCGCCACCTACAGTGGTGTCACCGCAGTAAATTCAATAGACTGGAACTACGTCAATCAAAGCGCATCTCCGGTTCGCCTTGGAGCCACGTTCAACTCTGATGGGAATGGCATGGAGATGGTATTCTACACGAGTACCAACTTCAGCTCCAATGGCTCTGAGCGAGTCAGAATCAACAAAGATGGGAACGTCGGTATCGGAACGGCGAGCCCTCAGGGCAAGTTGGCAATTGGCAATTACACTATCATTAACGCTCTTGACGGTGGCAGCGCATCGTCGGATATCGGGAATAATCTCCGCTTCGACGGGGTTAACTGGAGGTACTTAAACACCGGAGCGGCCTCTTTATTGCAGCTTACCGCTGGGGACACAAAGATCTTCACCGCCCCGAGTGGCACGGGGGGAAACATTGCCACGCTGACGGAGCGTATGCAAATCACCAACGGCGGCAACGTCGGTATTGGAACGGCGAGTCCGGCGGCGTCGGCAAGATTAGAGATCGCTGGTACTACTGGCGCATTACTTGTGCCGCGCCTTACGACAACGGAACGAAACGCGCTCACTGCGGTAAACGGCATGATTATCTACAACACGACCGACAACCAGATGCAGGGCCGAATCAACGGTGCCTGGGTAGCGATGTAAAAGGACACATATGGCAATTATTTACGATTGGATCCTCAACCCCCTCACCGTCAAGCCCGTAGAAGGTTCTTTGACGGATGTGGTTATCACTGTCGATTGGCGGCGCACAGCCGTTGACGGCAACTACGCTAGTAGCGTATATGGTCAGGTTTCCCTTGGCCCTCCCAACCCTAGCAATTACACTGCATTCGCAGACCTGACGAAAGCGCAGGTACAGGGATGGGTAGTTTCTATCCTCACGCAGGAGGTCGTTGCTCAATACGATGCAAGTCTGGCGCAAAACATTGCAGACCAGAAGAACCCTCCGACGATTCCTTTACCTCCACCTTGGAAATAAACTATGGCAAAGCCTCAATCTGATTTGATCTCTAAGCTGCTGCACGGCGTGACGGCAGCGCATATGCTGCATCTCCAGGCTAAAGGCCCTGGGAGCTTTGCAGCGCACAAGGCATTGGGAAACCTTTACGAAGAGCTTGAAGAATTGACGGATTCTCTAGCGGAAGAGTGCATGGGAGTGCATGGAGTGATTGACTCCTTCCCGGCTGAGAAGTTTACCCCTCCTAAGAACGCTGTTGATTTCGTAGAGGAACTGTATCATTACGTCACAAACAATCGTAGCCAAATCGGTAGCGAAAGCCACTTGCAGAATACCGTAGACAGCATTCTGTCTCTTCTTGCTTCTACCCTTTACAAGCTAAAGAATCTTTCTTAGGAGTCTTATGTCCTTCAAGTCTTTTGCGAAGAAGCTGTTCTCTCGTAGTGCTGCTACCAAGTTCTTGGATTATGTGTCTGTCGTCTATCCGATTGTCGAAATTGCTGCGGTGTATACCCCAAACAAGTTTGACGATGAGATCATCGTTCTTGCAAAGCAGTGGGGAGTGCAAGCGATGTTGGACGGATCCAAGAGCAAGGGAGAAGTGATAAAGGACATTGCTATCCAGCAGGCGCAACGGCGTCTTCCTCAGGTGCCGAAGGAAATTATTGGTCGCGCCGTGGAAGTAGCGTATCAGCAGATGAAGGCAGTAGCCAAGCTGTAGTAGTAGAATGTAGAGTATGAATCCAGATCAATTCATCTACATTGACAACGAACGAGTATTCATGAGTGAGTTAAGTGATCGTCAGAAATACTTGGTGTCTCAGATTTCTGACCTTCAGGCGAAGCTGACGCAAGTTCAGTTTAGCGCCGATCAGTTGAATGTGGCGCTGAAGTTCTTCTCTGAGGAACTGAAGCACAGCCGAAAGAAAGAAGAGCTTGAACCTGTAGTTGCCTAATGTATGCCTCTGGTAAAAATCCAACCTAAACCTGGGATCGTCAAGGACGTTACCGAATACTCTTCTGAAGGGTCTTGGTACGACTCAGACAAGATTAGGTTTAGGTTGGGTTTCCCGGAGGTGATTGGTGGATGGCAGGCATATGCAGATGCTGAAACCATCTACGGCACTTGCAGGTCGATGATTCAATGGACCTCTCTCTCGCTAGAGAGGTTTATTGGTTTGGGAACAAATCAGAAGTATTACATCGAAGCTGGTCAATACATTAACGACATCACCCCGATTAGAGCAACGATTGCCCTAGGGAGCAATCCTTTCCAGACGCAGGAAGTAGGCACTGGGAAGATGAAGGTGACGACTCCTACAGGTCACGATGCAATCGAATGCGATTGGGTAACCTTCTCTGGGGCTACTGGATTTGACGGCTTTACAGCAGATCAATTGAATGTAGAAGTACAGGTGACTGAAGTTATTGACGCCACCAATTTCTACGTTGTGTTCCCTGCTGGCGCTACGATTACTCCTTCCACTTCAGGAGGAGGGGCTAGCGTTAGTGCTGCTTTTCAGATCAGTGTTGGCTTGAACACTCAGGTGTATGCTACCGGATGGGGATCAGGCCCTTGGGGTCGTGGTCCTTGGGGTAGTGCATTTGCGCCAGTCAGCCCTACCGATAATCTTAGGTTTTGGTCGAACTCTAACTACGGCCAGGACTTGGTTATCAACCCCAGGTATGGAGACATCTACTTCTGGACCGCTAGCGGGGTTGACCCTCTTAATACGAGAGCGGTGTCTTTATCCTCTATTGCTGGCGCTAACGATGCGCCTACGGTAGCGTCTCAGGTACTTGTCTCTGACGTTGATAGGCATTTGATTGCCTTCGGATGCAACGAGATAGGATCTTCAAGCCAGAACCTTTTGCTGGTTCGTTGGTCTTCCCAGGAAGATTATCTGGACTGGGAACCCAGGACGGACAACACTGCTGGAGGTTTCACCATCTCCAACGGTTCTGAGATCGTTTCTGCTATTCCTACCCAACAGCAGATCCTTGTCTTTACGGACAAGGCGCTGTTTGCGATGGCATATACGGGACCGCCCTACACCTTTAGCTTCACCCGGATTGGCGAGTCTGTCTCGATTATCGGGCCTAAGGCTGGCGTAGACGCCAGAGGCACAGTCTACTGGATGGACAACAACAACTTCTATATGTACAGCGGAAGTGTTGTTAAGATGCAGTGTCCTGTGTTGAGCTATGTGTTCTCAGACTTGGAATGGTCGCAGAAGCAGAAGGTAGCTGCTGGAGTAAACGCTCAGTTCAATGAGATCTACTGGTGGTATCCCAGTGTTACAGATGGAACTGGAGAGAATAGCCGATACGTTTGCTACAACTACGTTGAGAACCTGTGGACGATAGGAACGATGAATCGTACTGCATGGTTGGATCTGGCTACGGATGGATTTCCTATTGGCGCTATGCCGAATGGAGATTTAACAGAGAAGAATACTACGACTAGCCTCTACCAGCACGAGTACGGATATACTGCTGATGGATCTAACATTGTTGCTCACGTTACCTCTGGCCCTATCGACATCGAAGATGGGGAGCAGTTCTCCTTCATCAGCAGGATTATCCCTGACGTCCAGTTTGTTACCGATCCAAGGGTGAGTGCTGCTGGAATTACGAAGAAGGTGAATGTGCAGGTGTACGGTGTCAATTATCCGATGAGCCAATCAGGGTATCAGACAAACACTGTGCTTGTGCAGGGAGAGATCCCAACTTCTACGCAGAAGAATTTGCGTATTCGGGCGCGACAGATTGTATTGAAGGCAGAGTCTTTCACGGGTGGAGATCCTGTGTACAAGTGGAGACTTGGGTCTAACCGTCTTCAGATTCAACCGGACGGCATGAAATGAACCGCAACACTCCAATACAGACGCTCCCCAAGCCTCCATCAGAATACGATCAGACATACTTCGACTCTCTTGTTAAGAACCTTGGAATCCACATATACAATCAACGGGTTCCTGGAGAAATGGTTGGAGCATCCATCATGCTCCTGCAATGCCCACGAAGTGGATATGGGCTTAGAGATGGCATGGTGTGGGCAGATGGAGATGGCGTATTAAGGATTGTCGTGCAAGGACAAGTGTTCGCACCAACAAACAAGATAAAGATTAAACTGGGTACGGTGACAGTAACGACATGAGCAAAGGTATTGCGTCTCTTGCAAAGCAGGTTGCTTCGGAAGGCAGGGGTGGGGATTCCACCCTTTTGCATATTCACCCTAGCGAATTAGCTGGGATCGAAGCGATCCTTCGGCAGTTGGACCCGGATGTAAAGATCACCCTTAACCCGGAGACGGGGATGTACGAGGCGTTCTCGTGGAAGAAGTTGTTGGGCGCAATAGGGCTGGGCGCTGCTGCGGTTGGTATTGCTGTAGGCACTGGCGGCGCTGGATCAGGGCTTAGTGCAAAGCTGGCTGGACTTGCTGCAAAAGTTGGAAGCTCTCTTGGGATAAAAGGATCTGCTGCCCTTGGCGTTAAAGCTGCTGCTGCTGGTGCGGGTAAAGCTGCTACTGCTTCTGGCCTTAGCAAGTTTCTTGGTTCTGTAGCTGTCCCTGCTCTCGTTAGTAGTGCTGCTAGTCAAGGAGTCGGTGCTTTAATGCCTGATCCTAAAAACAAAGGGCAGCAAATTATGAGCGATGTAGCCAACTACAAACAGAATCTCTTCGCACCAGACTATGCTCGTCAGCGATTTGCTATCTCTGGTCCTTCTGTTGTTCCTATTTACGGACAGCCTCAACAGCAACAGCCTGTACAGCAAGGCCCTCAGCCTCAAGGGATTGTTTCAACTCTAGGCATGGGGACTCCGTCATTAAATCCTCCCGACGAAGAAGAGGATGCAATCCGTTCCGCGCAAGGTGGCAAGCTTGAGCCTGAAGAAGAGAAGGCGCAGAAGATTATCCGCGATGCGATGGATGCGATTCGAGGAGAGGGCGCAGACCCTGAAGGCGCATTGAATACCTATATTGCTTACTACGGCAAGGACGCCCTACAGGATCTCTACAAGCGGATGTCCGGGGAAGAAGAGGAAGTTCCAGAAGAAGAGGAATACACCCCTCCTGAGGGCATGATAAAGGGTCCGGGCAACGGCATGGACGACATGGCTACCGCTCGTATGGCACGAGGGGGGCAGAAGGTTCTCCTGTCGAACGATGAGTTTATTATTCCTGCTGATGTTGTCTCTGGGTTGGGAGATGGAAGCAGCGAAGCTGGTGCAAGGAAGCTGTACGCGATGATGGATCGAGTGCGGAAGGATCGTACCGGAACAACGAAACAACCTGGAAAGGTAAAGGACAGCAGGGTACTTCCTGCATAGGAGCAGATATGGCAGATCCACTTCAGACTAACGTAGAAAATCGGGATATTCCTGAGTATCTAAGGGATTACCGTGCTGCTCTCATGAACGCAGCGTTTCTTTCTGTTTTTAATGAACCTTACCTGCGCCAACAGTTTCCTAAAGGGCAGTTCTCTCAATTGCCTGGACAACCTCCTCCTACTGCCGCTGCCACCGATCAACCACCAAGCGGTGGTGGCGGCACCCCTCCAGACAACACTCGCACCGGAGAATCTCCAGATCAGCAGGGGATTGCCGCTGCTCTTCAGTCTTCTCGCTCTCGCTTGCCTAATCTCTTAGGGATGGTCTACGATCCGAAGACTCGTACCTATATCCCTGAGGCGTACAGGGAAATCGTAACTAGAGGTATGTCAAAAGGCGGGATGGTTGAAGACAGTGTTATCGAAAAGATCTTGAAGGAATATCAAGAACTTAGAGAGAATATGCCTGTTGGGTTGACAGAGAGTCTTTACGATTCTCAAGATAAGTCCAAGCCTGATGCATTGACTGGTGCTGTTACCGCACCCGCACGAAAGAATCCTTTTGGGGACTTGATCGGCCCTGCCCAGACTTCTCTGTACACGACTGGTTCCAGTTTCGGTACTGCGTTAGATCGGTTTAACCAACCGCCGGATATAACTTCTGCGCCGACTCCTCCTATCGGCACTGGGGTTACTGCTCCACCTGCTCCAGAGAGATTTTCTCCTCCATCTTCTCCTTCTACTCGTCCTCCTTCTACCGGGACTTCTTCTTATCGTCCTCCTAGTGCGAGTTCTCCTTCTGCCCCAGGAGCCTCTAGTTATTCTCCTTCAGGGATTTCTGGCCTTACAGGATCTACGCAAGCTGTTGTGCCGATCTATTCGCCTGGGCTTGCTGGAACAACACAGGCTCCAGCGGGGTATAACCCTGCACAGTATGCTACCGATGCTCAAGCGCAGGGCATTGCAAAGATTCTGGGCGGCACTACGGCTGCGACGAATGTCGGTGGACCCAATGCCCCTCCCTCTCAGAATCTAATCAACCTGGGCGGCTCTGATGCGTTTAATGCAGGGCTGGTACAGCAGCGTCTTCGTGCTGGGCAAACTCCTAGCGAGATGACTATGTCTCTTCAGATGATGAGAGACGAGGTTGCTCGTTCTGGTGGGAACACTGCTGAGATTGATCGGATGATCGAGCAGAACAACCGTGCGTATGCTGCTGGCGCTAAGACTTCTCCTGTTGGGTTAGGAGCGTCTTCAAGTGCATCTTCAAGTGCATCTAATGCTTCTTCTAATCCTGCTCCAGCGACAAGAGGAAGTATGGCAAGTAATGATACTCCTAGCCGTGGAGGCACTGGTCGTCTTTCCACTTCTTCGTCGGGTAGATCCGAGTCTTCCTATGAACCTCCGGTTTATCAACCTCCGGTTCAAGATTCCTATGAACCTCCGGTTTATCAACCTCCGGTTGAATCAACTTTTGATGATGGTGTTCCAGATTGGCTGAAAGAACTTGAGCAGAAACCAGTCGTCCCTTACTTTGGCAGGGGGTTTGCTTCTGGTGGTTCTCTTGCTCAATTTGATATTGGAGATGATGGCAAGGTAAGAAACTACCGTAAGGGTGGTGCTATCAGAAAGCAGACGGGTGGATTCTCTGGGCCTAACCCCGGTGGGGTTGGCTTTGCTTCTCAGCCTTCTATGGGTGGGTTCCAGAATTTGTTTGCTGCTGCAAACCCGAATGTTAACACTTCTGGGATCCCAAACATTTTTAATCCTCCTCCTGTATACGGACAGCAGAGGATTATGCAGTTCGGAACAACTCAGAATCCTCTTGAGTTTGGGCAATATGCTCCTGGCGTTGGTTTCAAAGCAAGCGACATGACGCTGAATGCTTTGCGCGGAGCTGGTGGTCTCCCCAGTATCTTTACTCCCGAAGGACAGATCAGCGCCGGGACTGATTTTGGTAAAGGTGTAAGGAGCATCAACTTTGCTACCGACATCGCAGGGGAATCGGCTGCTGCTGGTAGAGATTTCCTTGGGCAGACAATGGCTTCGCCGGAACAGCAAAGCTATCTGATGAGCCTGATGCCTGGAATTAAGGAGATGGGATTCAAGGGTCCAATCAAAATAGATCCTTTGATGGCACCTACCTTACAAGCTCCCACCGGGGTAACTGCCGCAAACTTGAAAGATTATCAGATGGCTGAACCAATGGGTGTATCTGGTCAGAACATTGACATCCTGGGCAGGCTGGGTGGGCTTAACGCAGCGCAGGTTGAAGGCGTTCCTCAGGTTCAGCAGTTTCAGATGCAAGGGCCTGAAAGGGTAACTGGGCAAAACATAGACATTCTTGGATCTCTTGGTGGCATTCAGGGCGCTAGAGTTGATCCTATTCCTTCTCTAGAGCGATTCCAAATTGCTGCTCCTGAAAGGGTAACTGGTCAAACAAGAGACATTCTTGGGATTCTTGGAGGTTTGCAATCTGCTCAGGTGCAGGGTGTTCCTCAGGTCCAGCAGTTCCAGATGCAGGGGCCAGAAAGAGTTACTGGGCAAACGAGAGATATTTTATCCGCATTGGGAGATGTTTCTGGATTCAAGGTTGAAGGGGTGCCTCAAGTTCAGCAATTCCAAATGGGTCCAGCGGAGCGAGTTGCGGCTGAACGTACTCGCGTAGACGCTTTTGGCAGGCCTCAGGCTGAACAGTATATGTCTCCGTATATGGATGCCGTAACGGATGTACAGAAGCGAGAAGCCTCCCGCCAAGCTGCGATGCAGAAAGCTGGCCGTAGTGCTGCTGCTGTCCGTGCTGGTGCCTTCGGAGGTAGCCGTCAGGCTATTCAGGAAGGGCTGGCAGAGGAAGCACTCCAGCGTCAGATTGGAGACATCGAAGCAATAGGTAGGCAGAGAGCATTCGAGAATGCACAAGCACAGTTTGAAAGAGATCGTGCTGCTTCTCTTGCTTCGCAGCAAGCTAACGTACAGTCTGGCTTGCAGGCTGCTCTTGCCAATCAACAGGCTGGTGTTACGACAGGCAGGGAGAACCTGGGTGCTTTGCTTGCCACCCAGCAATTGGGAACCCAGGCTGGTCTTCAAGCCGCTCTTGCAAATCAGCAGGCAGCACAGCAAGCTAATCTTACTAAATACGGCACTAGAGCCGATATCCTTCGCTCTCAGTCTGCTCAAGACCTTCAGGCCGCTCTTGCGAATCAACAGGCTGGCCTTATGGCTGGACGAGAAAACTTGGGCGCTCAACTTGCTACCCAACAGCTAGGAACTCAAGCTGGTCTTCAGGCTGCTCTCGCTAATCAGCAGGCAGCACAGCAAGCTGGCCTCACTCAATACGGCACCAGAGCAGACATCCTCAGAAGTCAATCCGCTCAGGATCTTCAAGCTGCTCTTGCTAATCAACAAGCTGCACAGACCGCAGCAAGGGAAAACCTTGCCGCTAATCTTACAACTCAGCAACTTGGATCTCAACAGGCTCTTCAAGCTGCATTGGCTAATCAGCAGGCAGCACAGCAAGCTAATCTTACTGGATATGGCACAAGGGCTGATATTCTTAGAGGGCAATCCGCTCAAAATCTTCAAGCTGCCCTTGCGAATCAACAGGCTGGCCTTACGGCTGGACGAGAGAATTTGGGCGCTCAACTTGCCACTCAACAGCTTGGCACTCAAACTGGTCTTCAGGCTGCTCTCGCTAACCAACAGGCACGGCAGCAGGCAGGGCTTACGCAGTACGGTACAACGGCAGATATCCTTCGGGGTCAGTCTGCTCAGAACCTCCAAGCGGCTCTTGCGAATCAGCAGGCGGGTCTTACCGCAGGACGAGAGAACCTTGCTGCTCGTCTAGGGACGCAGCAGCTTGCTGCACAGCAGGCTCTACAGGCCCAGCTAGCGAATCAACAGGCAGGGCTGACAGCAGGACAGGGCAACCTGCAATCTGCTCTTGCTACCCAGCAGTTGGCAACACAAGCTGGATTGGAAGCTGCGAAGGCTTCTCAGTCTGGAGATCTGGCAACGTGGCAGATGCAGTTAGATGCAATTAAACAGGCTTCTGCGGAGCAGGAAGCTGCTCGTCAGCGTGGCTTCCAGAATCGGTTAGCAGCGATGCAGCAGGCTCAGGCTGGTGCTGCTGGGCTTGCTGGTCTGGGAGGTACAATGATGGGTATTCCTGGTATGGCGCAACAGCTTGAACTCCAGCGTCTTGCTGCGATGCAGCAGGCTGGAGGAGCGGTTGATGCTCGTACTCAGCAGGCTTTGGATCTTGCCTATCAAGACTTCATCAATCAGCAGAACTTCCCCTATCAGCAGATGAACTTCCTCCAGGGAATCTTGGGTGGAGTGCCGACAGGTATGCAGGTAGAAGGCGTTCAGTTCCAGCGCCCTGCTGCTGGTGGGTTGAGTGGGCTGGTTAGCGCAGGTGCTGGTTCTCTCCTCAACTATTTGAACAAGTAGGTAGCGTATGAATCTCGTAAAAGCAGCAGATGATTTAAAGAACCTTTCTGACCAGCAGCTAATGATGGCTGGTCAGAATCCTGTGGTAGTGCCTCCTTATCTGGTGCTTGCAGAGATGAAGCGCAGAGAACAGTTGAGGGCTGAGTACGCTAAATCTGCACAGGCGCAGCAGCAGCCTACGGTAATGCAGCAGGTTACGCAGAATCTAGTGCAGCAACCGCAACAGCAGCAGCCTCAGCAACAGCAGCAGCCTCCTCAGGCACAGGGGATTATGCAGGCTGCGCCTCCTCAGGTAGCTGCGATGGCAGGAGGAGGACACGTTGCTAGGTATGCAAACCAAGGCAGGGTGACTACTCCTTCTCTTATTCAGCAGTATCAAAATGAAGCGGCTAGATCTATGCAAGAGTTGCAGAATTTATCCAACGCTCCTGTTCGGATGGCAGACACTTCGATGCTGGGCATGGACCCTAACCAGATCAAGGGTCAATTTGCGCCCAAGCCTTTCGAGGATTACCTTTCTCAGTTAAGCCAATTGCAAGGAGAAACTAATTACGGATCTGCTGAGAACCTTGTGCGCCAGCAGATGCAACAGGCTCAGGCTCGTCGTCCCAGGATTGGGGATGCCTTGATTGCTGCTGGTGCTGCTATGGCATCCAACAGGGATAATCGAGTAGGGCTGGCTAATCTCTTGGCGCAAGCTATCGGGGTTGGATCGCAGACCTACGATACGGCTAAACGAGAGCAGCAGAAAGAATTGAATGCCGCGATGATGGCGCAGGTAGCTCTCGATAAGATGAAGCAGGAAGAGAGGCAGCGCAGAGGCGCTGCTGCAATGCAGCTTGCCCAGTTCGACCAGAACAAGCTGATCGATGCCTACAAGATTGCTCAAGAAAATCAACGATTTTTTATCGAAAAGCGCAACAAGTCGATCAAGGAATCAGACAAGAGAGCCTATGATCTGGAGATCAAGAAGCAAGACGTCAAGCTGGAAACATTGAAGACTGCTTTGAATTTACAAACTAATTTACAGATAAATCGAGAGCGGCTTGGATCTGAAGAGAGACAGGCTGGTATTCGAGCGTCTGCATCCGGGTCGAGTAAGCCGCTCGGTATTCAAGAAAGAGCAGAGTTGATTGATATAGGGTTAAAATCTATTAACTCTCAGCTTTCAGATCTAACTCTTAACAAAGAACAAGCTGCTGCCTTGCAGTCTAGGCGCAATATATTAAACAGTGAAATGGGAAAGCTGATTGATCTTTCCAACCAACAACCTTTTGGTGGTGGCGGCATTGGTTCTGGAATTCAATCGGTAAACCCTTCTTTCTCTAAAGTTCTTGGCGCAAAATAAATAGGAAATCTAAATGGAAAAGGTTGTATACGTTAACGGCTTTGGTCTGATGCGTGTCCCTGTTGAATTGCAGGGAGTTGATCTAGAGAGGTACGTTAGCGAACAGGTAGATAAGTCTTTACTTTCTCCTCCCGCTCCTCCTGCGCCGCCCAAGAAGCAACCTCCTTCTCCCGGTATTCTTTCCCAAGCTGGTGCCTTTCTAGGCAGCATCCCTGAAGGTATCGCGCAGGGCGTTGGCAGTACCGTATCAGGCATCGGCGCTCTCACTACGATTGACGCATTAAAGCAGGCAGGTCAAGGCATCTCTCAATTCGGAGAGGACATATCCAAAGAACTGCTTGACGAAGAACAGCGCCAAAGCCTGGGGGGTGCTGGAGGTCGTCTTGTCGGTAATCTTGCTACCTACCTCACCCCAGGCGTATTGGCTAAGGTTGCAGGGCTTGGTGGTCGTGCTGCTCTTGGCATTGGTTCTGCTGTATCGGGATTAAGCGGAGCGGGGGAGCAGTCTCAACGGATTGCAGAAGCGAGAGAAGCAGGCAAGCAGATCTCCGAAGCGGAAGAAGCAGGTCTGTCTGCTTTGGCTGGCGCAGGTTCTGCTGCTCTGGAAGCCCTTCCCTTAGGAAAGATGCTTGGATCTCCTGTCGCGCAGAAGCTCCCTCTTGTTGGACGTTTGTTTAGAGAGGCAGGAGAACTGGCTCCTGATGTTGTTAAGGGTATCGAGAAAAGATTTGCAGGAGAAGCACCAGACGTAGCTGCTGTGAAGATAGCAGAGGAGTTGGCGCGTCAGAAAGACAGTCTTATTGCCAACCTTGGGACGGGTGCCAGGGTAAAGTCTGCGCTCCAGGCTGGAGCCTTAGAGTCTCCGGTAGAAGGGTTGCAGAATACTCTTCAGAATGTAATTACCAAGTACGCATATGATCCTGAGCAGCAGATTACTGAAGGGCTGAAGGAGTCTTTGATTGCCGGAGGGTTGGGTGGTACTGCAATTCAGGGCGGGATAGAGATCTTCCAGGCCAAGCAGGCTAAGTCTGCGAATGAAAGGGCAATGGCAAGAGCGAATCGAGAACTATCGGCTCCTCCTACCGCGCCAGAGACTGCGGCACAGACTACGGTATTCATTGATCCTGTCACAGGAAAGCAGCGTGTTGTAGACAGGGAGACGCCGAAAGAGAAAGGCGTAAGGAAGATTGAAGAGTCTATTGCCAAAGCAGGAGAAGTTCCTGAGGGCATAAGAGGATTACTCCCTCCCGGTGGCTCTGTTCGTGATGTGAATACAAGGGTAGGGACCGTTACTGTTAGGTCAAATGCAACTGATGAAGAAATCGAACAAGTCGTTCAAGAAGTAGAGAAAAGCCGTATAGAGAGTGAGGAGGCTGGACGGGCGGCTGGTCGTGCGTACATTGAGCAAGAAATAGAGAAGCAGAAGTCTGGGTTCCAGAAGCAGCTACCTCCTGGTGGAGAATATACGCAAGTCGTGGCTCCTTCCGGGAGAATGATTACTCTCCCTGCTGGAGCTACGCAGCAGGATATTGACTTTGCTGATAAGCAACTTCAAGAACTAGAAGAACAAACTCAAAGATCCAACGAGGCTTCTCGTCTTTTTTACGAAAAAGGCTTGGAGATTAAAGCTAAGAAGGATCTGAAAGACGCTACTAAGTTTGTCAATCAAAACCCTGAGGTAGCAGATACTGTCTTCTCTCAGATGGGTATTGAGTCTTTGGCTGACGTAGAAGCTAAAGACATCCCTACGTTTGTCGATCTCATGCTGGAGGAGACGTACAAGCGCCAAGAGAAACTGACTGCGGCCAACAAGAACATTCAGGATAACTACCCAATAGCTTCTTATCTGGCTCGGGAGGAGCTAAATAAATCTCTCGGCAAGCTGAACGATAACCAGAAACTTGAACTGTCTGCTCTCGTCGATACTCAGGTTCAACTGAACCAGAAAGAATATCAAGACGCTGTAGAGGAAGCTGAGATCCGTACCGCAATGGGGGTAGAGGGATCTAGCGTTGAGCCTGTAGACGTAAGGCAGAAACGTGCAGCGCAGGCAATCTACGGGAAGCCTCTTGAGAAACTCAGCACTCCTAGCTTCTTCCCTTCGGCTACTCCCTCTGTCTCAGAACTGGAGACTGTAGGCAAGTTAGTTGATGAAGGAGACATTAGAAGCCTCCAGATAACTCCAGAAGAAATGCTGGAGCGCAAGCAGTTTGAAGGGATGCCCTTCACTACAGCTAAATACAGACAAGTATTGGATGTGTTGCAGGCTAACCCTGACACTCCTGTTACCACGACTTATATTAAAAAGACGTTTGATCTCCCTGCCCCTGCTGCTAATAGCATGATGGCGTTGATGCGGAAGCGTGGAGATCTTAAAGAAGTAGAGGGCAAAGGAGCGCCAAAGTATTTTGTTGAGCCTAAGGCTGAAGGCCCTCTGTATGAAATGGTTGAACCCACTCCTCAGCCTCAGCCTACTGGGGAACAGTTGTTCAACATTGCACAAACTACGACAACGCAACCTGAGTTCGATGAGAAGATTGCAGCGCAGTATGCGCCGGATCTTGTTGCGGCGCTAAAGAAGCGCAAGGCTGAGGATCTATTTCTTCTCGGCATTTCTAATGCGTTGCTTGATGCAAAGGGGAATGTTCAGCCAGCAAATGGTCAATACCTGAATCGAGTTATCTATCTTGCATACTCTCCTGAAGGCAAGGTTCGCACTAAAGATGACATGATAAAGACCCTTGACCATGAAATTATTCATGGCATGAAGGCATTGAATCTGTTTTCCGATGCTGAATGGAAGATGCTGACTACCCGATTCAAGATCTCGTACTTGGGAGAAGAGAGAGAGAAGGCTTATCGGAATCGTTACGCTAGCCGAAAAGACTTGAATAGCTTGTTGCAGGAAGAAGCAATTGCTAAAGCTGCTGCTGATTTCTCTAACGTAGATCCTAAACGGTTGGACCCTGTAGCGAAGAGCCTCGTCAAAAAAGTTGAAGCATTCCTTGGGTTTGGTCGCACTGCTGCACAGATGGGGTATGCCTCGGCTGAGGATGTGCTGGCTGCTGTCAAGTCTGGAGAGATTGGAGGCAGGCGCTTTACCCCTTTCTACGAGCAGACGATTACCGGGAAAGAGATCTCTGCACCACGGGAGATAAAGATTCCAGCGGCGGGGAAGGTTGCTGAGTTTGTTCGCCCTGCACCTGAGCCAGTAGCTACCGAAAAACCTAAAGCTGCTAAAGGTAAAATTAAACAGCAGAAAAACAAATCAACCGAAAAGAAAGACGAAGCCGTAGAAGAGGCTTTGTACGCATTTCTTGGGGAGAATGCTTACGAGGCAGACCCAATAAAATCAGCAACGATGGCATATCGGAAGGCTGCTGCTTCGCAAATGGAAGCCGAAGGCAAGACCCCTGAGCAAATTAGACTCGCGACTGGCTGGTTCAAAGGCCCATACGACAAGAAGCTGAGGTTTGAGATTGAAGACAAGTCAGCAAGACTGACCGATGATTTTCTCAAAATGCCCTCGCGCTCACAAGGCGAAACAGATCCCTATTCAGCTTTTGGAAGTATTACTCTCGCAGAGGCATTAGATCATCCTGAATTGTTTGATGCTTACCCAGAGCTGATGAACATCAAGGTTTTCAAGCTAAATGATATTGACGCAATGGGTTTTTTTGTTCCTGATGCAAGTGCTATCGTTATTAACCCAAGCCAGTCTGCTGCACAGCAGAGATCAACTCTCATGCACGAAGTGCAGCATTGGATTCAGGACAAAGAGGGGTTTGCAAGTGGTGGCAACAATGAAGTAGCTGTTGAGTTTGCTTCTGACAAACTAATCAAACTTACCGCAACCTCAATGCAGAGAAGGCTTAATGAGGATATACGCAGTTTGGAAGATCGTGTTGATTTCTTAACGCCAGTCCAGACTATGCTTCTTTCATTTAAAAATGAAATACTTGATAACTCTAACACTTACGATCCTTATACTGGAATAAGCAATCTCTTGCCATATGCAAAAAGCGTTCTTGATTTATACGGTTACAAGGCGGGTAACCGTGAATATCAGCGTTTCTTGGCAGAGCAAGTTTTGGGTGCATTCAAAAAAATTGATAGTGGAGATCCTTTTTCTGCGGGACCATCTGACACTTACGATGACAGAGTAAAGAAATACATATCATCTACGCGATATGATTTGGAAAACGAAATCGCAAGGGCATCAGACCAGAGAAGTATTCTTCGTGGGTCCAACATCCAAGATATAAAAAGAGTATTGAAGAAAAGCCCGGAGTCTTGGCATTTGTACAATAGGCTTGCCGGGGAAATTGAGTCTAGAGATGTAGAATCTAGAATCAACTTTTCTCCAGTAAGAAGGAAAAAAATTACTCCTTTTTCATCTTCATTACTTAAACCTGAGTTTGCTATTACCTATAGTGGTAAAGGCTCTCCTTCTTCATCTAAAGATATTATGTATTCTTTAGCAGAGGATGAGGATTCTGCCTCAAGTTCTTCTTCTGTTACTCCTGATGGGTTGGTCCGGGCTTTCTCTCCTCGCTCTAAAGAGAACTTGGTAGACAAGATCTACAACTTCTTCTCGATTGATCGTCGCTCCTCTTTCCGGCAGAAGTTCTTGGATCGGTATGATCCTGTAAAGGAATGGGCAATTAAAGCATACGAGCAAACGGGTGACAGGAAGTACCTTGCTGCTGCATCCGGTGCTTATCAGGCTCTCCTGTTCTCCGATAAGGCGCAAGACATTGCGATGGCAGGTTTGGAGTTTGGCGGCTTCTCTTATGACGGAAGTATCTTTCGTGCTGTAGAGAATGAAAAGAACTCTCCGATCAAACTCTTTGGAGAGTTGGCTGCTATGCCTGCATCTCAATCTGGGTTTGCTAACAAGCTGGAAGAGTTCTTTGAGGCAGCATATGCTCGGCGCTACCTGGATCTTGCGGAAGGACAAAACAGAGATCCTGGTGGCGTAGTTAAGATCGAGGATGTCAGACGCACATGGGATGCTTTTAAGGACGATAAAGTCATCGACGATGCAATGAAACGCTTCAAGGCATTCAACGATAACTTGATTGATGTCTTAAGGAAGAGTGGTTTCATTGACAAAAAAATGGCAGAGTCGTGGAAGCAATCCTACTACATTCCTTTCTATCGTTTGCCTACTGTCAAGACTCAGGATGGAGACGTTGAAACGGGAGAGGTGGACGCGCCGAAGGTTGGAACAAAGGCGACGAATCTAGCTGCCGCAAAGTCATTGTCTGGGCGCAACCTCCGTGTCAACGATGCCATGGAGAACATCATCTACAACACCTACTTCATGATCGGCACTGCTATGAAGAACGTAGCAGGTGAACGAATCGTAAGGGATGGCATTACAACTGGGTATATAAAAGAACTACCTATCGACGAGAAGACTAAACGTCGCGCCAAGGAAGATCCTGGGTCGAATGTCATCAGCATTCGAGAGAACGGTGTCAAGAAGTTCTATCAGGTTGATGATCCGCTGGTGTACGATGCCGTTGCAAAGTCTACTATCCCGGTGCAGGATGCGCTGAAGATGATGGGATCGTTTACTACAGCACTTCGGCGCGGGGTTACTACGACTCCTTCGTTTATTCTAAAAAATCCAATTCGAGATACTTTACAGGTATGGATGCAGGGCGGCTTTGGATCTGACCTTACGCCTCCTGTTGGCGAATACGTTAAAGGCATTACTTCTGTGTTGCAAAACTCTCCTGAATACCGTGCGCTGCAAGGTGCTGGTATTGCTGGGTCTGGCATTCGAACTCAAAACATTGCATCTGCTGCAAAATCAATTCGAGAAAAGATTGGAGTTGAGCAGAGAGCTTTCTATAAAAAGTTCTACGACATACTTGAGAATGCAGCAGATAAGTCTGAAGGAATCAGTCGTGTTCAGGCATACAAAAATGCATTAGAAAAGACTGGAGATGAAGCGGAGGCTTTGTTCGCCGCGATGGAGACTATTAACTTCTCTCGGCGTGGCACATCTCGTGGCGCGCAGGTAGCGATTGCTTTGCTGCCATTCTTTAATGCTCGGCTCCAGGGTTTAGATGTTGCTTATCGCACCCTGAAGGGCGACAAGATGATCCCTACTGAACTGACAGGAAGTTCAAAGAAAGCGGTCTATACCCGAATGGCTTACGTCTCTGCTCTTTCGGGGGTTTATGCTGTTTTAATCTCAGGCACTAAGGCTTGGCTGAATGCAACAGATGAAGAGCGAGATAGTAATATCTTTGTTCCTATAGACTGGATTCCTGGAATAAAAGAGGGAACTGTCTTAAAGTTTCCCATCCCTCAGGAGCTTGGCCTTGTTACTAAGATGTTCCCTGAGAGATTGGTTTCCTACTATAGGGGCCTGGATGATGGCCCAGAATTAGTAGATGCAATGGCTCGTGGATTGCTTGCTACGTTAAGCATGAACCCTATCCCTCAAATTTTTCGTCCGTACTTTGAGCATACTGCCAACTTTGATATGTACACTCAGAAGCCTATCGAGAACGCTTATCTTCAACGGCTTCTTCCTGAAGAGCGTTACACCGAATACACTTCTGAGGTTTATAAGATGGCAGGTCAAGCTATGGGTGTATCCCCAGTAAAGCTGGATCATTTGATTCGTGGTTATACGGGATCTCTTGGCGCTATGACCGCTGATATTATCGGCATGATTCTCGAAGAAGGCAAAGCTGCTCCTAAGCCTGAGCGTATTCGCTTTAGCGAACCGTACCTTCTTCCTGGGATCGGTCAGCTATTCCGCAGTGCTAATGGACGCAAGGCTGTCGAGGATCTGTACGAGCTGGATGAGGCTGCGAATATGGCAGTAGCCACTCTGAGAGCAGTATCCAGAGGGCAGAGGGAGATGTCTCCTGAGCGCCAGGATGAGCTTCGCTCTATGCTGTACATCGACAAGGCTATTCAGCCTACCCTGAAACGGGTTCAAGCATTGAACCGCATGAAGCGTACTGTTCTTGCGGCTGAAGATATGTCTCCAGAACAGAAACGAGACGAACTCAACTCTATTCAAGAAGAGATCGTCTCGCTTTCTTCTGAGATCAAAGATCTCAAATCAGAGTTGCCGCTTCGTTTTCGAGTTGGTCTATCAAAACTTCTCGGGTTTTAAGAGGGGTGACCAGGATGACAACCTTCCTCCGGTCTGTCTTGTTGTGTGTCATCTCGACAGACTTTACGCTGGATCCTGTCATGCAGTCGATTACTCCAGCCCTCCAGAGGATGCGAACGCAAACATCTAGGAACGCACTGTAGTCCTGGATGCCGTATGTATCCTCTTTGATGATGGATAGTTTAACTGCTTTTAGGGGGAGGAACTTGAGACTGGTGGAGATCGTTGCAGCGATGCGATACATCGCTGCGCTAGCATCTCTCTTCTGTACGATTTCTCCATGCTCCCCTTTAGCCGTCATGCTTTCCGGCATAAAGGGATCGTTGATTATGATCCTGATCGGTTGTCCTTTGCGGGGGAGGATGCGTTCCTCAGGTTCTTCTGCGATAGCGTCAGGGTTTCCCATCTGCCATCCCACTGGGTACTTGTCCCGTTTCTTAGATACTGCCATCTTGTTCTCCTGTCTCGTGTGTCGCAATGTATGAAGTTCCCTTGGATAGATACTCCTACTCCTTGGAACTTTCCAAACCTCTCTACTTCTCTGTAGAGATCTTGTAGGTTTAGTTCTGGGCAGAACCAATCTACTGCTACCCCTAGAGTGTGTCGTCCAGGGGCTGCGCCCTTTGCCTTTTCAATGGGGTGATCGGGGCAACGGTATGCGCTGGTTACGGTAAGAGGCTTCCCCAGGAAGTCTCTAAACTCTTGCATGACAGAAAGAAAGGCGGGGGTGATCCCCGCCTTTTTGCAATGTCTGCACATCAATTCGTTGCTTGAGAAGTTCTTAGACTGCATTAGGCTCCGGTCGAACCGAAGCCTCCTGCTCCTCTGTCGGTAGACGATAGTGCTTCGGCGGTTTCAAACTCGATCTCTTCGTATTGTGCCACTACCATCTGAGCGATGCGAGTTCCCTTCTCGATCATCAACGATTGATTGCCGACCTGCTTGTACCCGTTCCACAGAAGGATGACGCCGATCTCCCCCCGGTAGGAGGGGTCAATCGTGCCAGGAGCATTTAGGACAATCACTCCCTGCTTCAGTGCCATGCCTGAGCGAGAGCGGATCTGCGCCTCGTAGCCTGGAGGAAGTTCGATAGAGAGGCCAGTCTTTACCAGCAACGGTTCTCCAGGAACAAGGTATACCGTCTCGTCGGCATAGAGGTCCATGCCTGCATCTTCGTCAGCGCCGTGTGCGTAGATCGGGATGCGAACAGATGCGTTTGAGGTCTTCAGTTTAATTCTCATTTTTTGTTTTGATTTCCTTTGCGTAGCGAGTAGCCAGATCGAATACCCTAGCGAGTTCACGTTCAACGTGTTCCGGCATGAGTTGGTTGGACAGCACCAGATCGGCGAGTGTTCTCATAGACTTGCCAATCAGCTTCTGTTTTCGTACTTGTGTTGTTACCTTCTTCATGTTTGATCTCCTTGATGATCTGTTGCTTCAGTTCTGTGTCCCGCCGCTCTCTCAAGACAGCAGCTTCATAGTTTGCTTTTGCACGAGCAGCGATTCTCCCCCATGCGTATGCTCTTCCATTTTCTCGTATAAATAGCCATACAAATATACCACCTCCCATGACTATCAACATGATAAATCCAAGTATTCCTTCAACCATTTTGACTATTCTTGTCCTTTTCTATTTGGGATAGGGCGACACCGATAGCAGCCCACACGTCCTTCGATACCTTGTAGAGTGGGCCACCTTTTTTTGTCACATCGGTGGATTGGTTAGTCTGATACGAGTCGATGATGGCTTGACGGACGTTTGCGTCTTTCGCTTTCATCGACCCGCACATAGCGATCTTCACTTCGCGCCGGAAGATTCGGGAGACATTGTCAGCGCCATGAGATTCTAGGTGCTGCATAATTCTCCCGATCCACACGCACGTCTCGAACACCTCGGCCCCTACTGCCATGCCGTACGAGGCAATCATTTCGATTGCCACATCAGCAGGCAGTAGTTGCTCTAGGCGTTGCAGAAGCTCTTGGTTATTGCAGATTCCGAAGGCATAGAGATGCCTGTCTTTTCGCCTTACGAGGGCATAGGCGGTCTTGACGGGGCCGGGATCTATTGCCAGTACGGAATCGTGCATCATCTATTCCCAGGGGTTCTTAGCGGCCTTCGGGGCAGAGACGATAGCGGATTCCTTCGGGGTGAAGGGAGCGGAGACTTTGACGGAGACAAAGGGTTTCCCCGTTTTCGTCTTACGGTTCCACCCTGCGAGGGCAACCTTGGGGCTGTTGCCTTTCTGGCATTCCCCGTAGAGATGCATGACGAGATCGGTGCTGAACTCGACATCGCCCTTCCAGTCGGGAGCCTTTTCATTCTGCTTGCGGTCGTTCAAAAAGAGAGCGCCGGAATCTAAAAACTTGTTTTCCATGTTGGTCCTTTACTTGAGTTTATTTGCTGCGGTGATAAACATCTGGGTCAGTTCCTGCTCCCGGTTAGGAGCTTGGAGTTTGACTTGATTGATCTGTTGGTTGTAGCGAACCCATACTTGTCGGGCCTCTTCCTTCGAGGAGCAGTGTTCCAACTCGTCCTGGATCTGCGCCATCAGAGCATCGACATCGGTTGGCTCTGCTTCGGGGGCAGGAGTGGGTTTAGCCTTGGGGGTAACCTTGGCTTTCGGCTGCGGGGTAAACTCTGCGATCTGGTTCTCGTCGCGTTCGGGATCGTCGCCCGTTTCAAGCTGGAAGGTCTTCAGCAGGAAGTACTTGTTGGCTCCGGTCAGGGCTTTGTACAGACCCTTGTCTCCGATTCCGTTCTTGTTCTTGTCGTTGCCGCATCCGAAGAAGTTGCAGGAGATCTCCCCTCCCATCTCGTGGATGATCCGGTAGTTGACCTTAACAGTGGTGTTGCCGTATTCGTCTGGGCCTACTACATTCAGGACATCGGAAATGATGATGAGTCCGTTCTCGATCAGATGGGGACGCAGTGCAGCGAGAGCATCTCCCTCCGTTGCGTACTTGTACCCGTGGAACTCGTTCTTCCCAGCTTTGTGTACAAAGCTAATGCCTGCCATCGTCTTGCCGATAGCAGCGATCACCTGTAGTTTATCTACAGGTACTGTCTCGATTGCCTTATCAGTTAATGTTTCCATTACTTCTTCCTCTTTAGTTTGGTCTTGTTTGCTTGAACGATATTAATTAGTGCTTCTGATACTTCTTTCCTGCGTTGGTCGCAGTTCTTGTTGACGCCGCAGTAGTTGCCTTCGCAACGCCGTGCGGTTCCGGTGCGGATCTCTACCCATCCGCCTCGAATCTGTGCGGCTTTCTGTTCCGCTTCTTCTTGCGTATCGAATACGCGATGCGCTCTTGTTGCATCGGGACTCATAACGGCGAAGCGGTCAGGGGTGCGCCACTGTTCCTGATCGGTGCAGTAGGGGAGAGGATCTCCGAAGGCGTGTGCCTCCTCTGCTTTCTGGTGTTCTCGTACTCGTTGGGTAAGGTATTCCTCCTGTTGTTGGTCTGCCCATAGACGCACGTCTAGGATCTGAATCGGTGGCTTCTGCTCAGGGTTGAACGGGTTGCGACCGTGGTCCCTGGTGATGGCAACGATCTTTGCTTGGCTCACTCTGCGCCCAGTATTCTGGCGCACGATGTGGGCATAGCAGTTTAGCTGTGCCTCCCATTCTGCTGGCACTCCCTTCTCTACTTTGGAGATGGTAGTTACCTTCCAGTCGTAGATACAATAGGTGTCGTCAGGAAGGGGGACGAGGATGTCGATTTGTCCGGTGACTACCCACCCGTTTATGGTATGGTAGTACCGCTCTTCGACGATGTACTCGTCGGTATACGGTTGTAGAGCCTCTTCGGCGAACGCATGGAAGGCAGTCCCGACAGAACTCCAAAGCCTGTCGATGATGTCCTCCTCTGTGCCAAGGGTCTTAAGTATCCTGATCCGTGGAGGTTGGATCAGTCCGGTGACGCTGATGTGGCTGTTCCCTCTGTTGTACCCATCGTAGGCCAGCACCGCTGCTACTGGGTCCGGTAGGTTGTGTCTGTTCCAGAATGTTTTCGATGGCATCCGTGACTAAACTCCTAATAGTCGTTTCATTTTCTACTGCTTTAATTTTTAGTCTTCGATGCAGATCGCTCGTAGTGGTAATGGTGATCCGTGGCATCCTCTGTAGAGCATACACATTTTTACATTTGCACACAAGTGCATCGTCAAGGTAGGATGGGCAGGTGCCAACATTCGAGGATCTTGCAGCGCAGTTCCTGCGTAGTGGCCGTGGGTCGTGGCGTTCTCTTTGCCCGGAGTGCAGTCACACTAGGCGAGGAGCGAACTCCAAGATCCGCATCTTAGCGTGGTCGCATGGAGATGCTGGCCCCGTCTACTACTGCCATCACTGCAACGCATCTGGTGTCGCGCGAGAGGAGGAAGACTGTTTGAATTTAAATGACTTGGAAGAATACTTTGCAGCACCGATCCCGGTAGTGAAAGTACCTGAAGAGATTCCGGCGCGTCCTGCTGAGCCTGTGCGCTTGCAAGCGGCACATCTGGAGTACTTGTCTAAGCGAGGGATCTCGCAGGAGACTGCGAATCTAGGCAAGCTGTACAGCGCCAGGAAGTTCTTCCGTACGGGAGGAGAGCAAGACTGTATTGCCTTCCCCTTCTACGATATGGATGGCGAGATCGCCTCCAGCAAGTACCGGAGTACAATCACCAAAGCCTTTAGCCAGGATCAGGGGGCAGGAGGTTTGTTATTCGGTCTGCACCAGACATTTGACACATCCAGGCCTCTCATCATTTGCGAAGGAGAGATGGATGCTTTATCTGTTGCGGAAGCAGGGCATCCGAATTGGGTGTCCGTTCCTGCTGGTGCGCCAGCGAAGAAAGAAGAAGGCAACAGTCTGCGCTTCTCGTGGATCGCTGAACTCGAAGAGTTCCTGTCCAAATTTAGACAGTTCGTTCTGTGTGTAGACTCCGATACTCCCGGCAAGCAGCTTGCCGAAGAGATCGCTCGTCGCTTGTCTCGCAGCAAGTGCATGACGGTAACGTACCCGAAGGGGTGTAAGGACGCTAACGATGTCCTCATGCAGCACGGGAAAGAAGTTCTAGCTAAAGTTCTTGACGAAGCAAAGCCCATCCCTCTTACCTCCCTCTACACTGCTGACCATTACTTCGATCAGGTCATGGAACTGTTCACCAAAGGTGACGGTAGAGGAGAGAGTACAGGGTTTGTCGGCGTAGATCAACTGTATACCGTGGCGCGAGGACAGATGACCGTAGTCACGGGCGTGCCGTCATCCGGTAAGTCGAACTTCCTCGACATGATCATGGTGAATCTGGCGCATCAGGTTGGGTGGAAGTTTGCGATAGCATCCATGGAGAACGAGCCATCGAAGCACATCGCCAAGCTCTCGGAGATGCACCTGAAGAAACCCTTCTTCTCGCAGTGGCCTGGGTCCATGTCCATGCAGGAAGCAAAGGACGCTGTTGATTGGTGCAAGAAGCACTTCACCTTTATCGACTTCGCTACCAGCAGGGATCTGCCTACGGTAGATAGTCTGCTAGATCGCGCTCACGCAGCCGTTATGCGCTACGGGATAGACGGCCTAGTCATTGACCCTTACAACTGTCTAGACCTGCACAGAGGGGATAAGCAGAGCGAAACAGACGCAGTCTCCGCGATGCTATCGAAGATCAGTGCCTTCGCTAAGGCATCGAACATTCATGTTTGGTTCGTGGCGCATCCGCAGAAGATGCAGACGATGGGAGGGAATCCCGTCCCTGGAGGGTATGACATCTCAGGTAGCGCACACTGGTTCAATAAGACTGACTGTGGGCTAACCGTGCATCGGAAAGATGCAGATGGATACGTCGAGATCCATAGCTGGAAGTGTAGATTCAAATGGGTAGGTAAGCAGGGGATGACGCGATTGAAGTACGACATCCCCACGAGTACCTACTACGAGTTGCCCTAGCTCTTAAGCCGGATGACCTCCCCAAAGGGAGGGCGGCTCTTGTAGTTGCCGACCTGGAACCACAACACCGGAACGCCTGGATCAGGCCCGAAGTCGTCGCATTCCATGTCGGTTAAGTAGACAAACGCTTTAGGTTTGAGGTCGTGTTCGCTGGAATAATCGAACACTGGACGGAAGCGAGTGCCGCCACGCTGTGCTTGGAACTCGCTGACATCCATCGGTTGTCCTGGCTTGAACATCTCGTGCTTGTACACGGTAGTATCGCAGTACAACAGGTGTGTTTTCTCAGGCTTGACCTTGGTGAGGAAGTGATTGATCAGCCCCAGGAACATCTCTAGTTCTGCTTTAGATACAGAAGCAGATGTGTCCAGCCCGACTACCAGCTTGCCTACGCCATCTTTCAAGAGTGAAGGCATATACATACCCTGACCCATGAAACGCCGGGACGGGCGCTGCCATGTGTAGTCTACCGGGAAGATGGGTGCCATAAACTTCTGGAAGAGATAACGGTAATCCTCTTCTGGCTCACGCACTTGTACGAGAAGATCCCGCAAAGCTCCCGGCATCTTGCCTGCTACTCGCGCAGTCTGTTCGGCCTGCGCTACGGTCGTCATGATCTGCTGCTCCAGGTCAGCACGTTCCTCTGCTGTACCACCAGCACTCAAGACATCGCCGTTGCTGTAGTCACGCTGCTGCTGGCCTTGGCCTTGGCTTTGGTCCTGGCTGGGTTGACCCTGCCCTTGTCCTTGACCGTTGCTAGGTTGGTTCTGCTTCTGCTGCTGAGGGAGCAGCTTGTAGATCTGCTCCCATGCCATGCCTGTGTACCGATTATCCAGCAGCGCCATAGACGGTAGCTTGTACCCACAATCTCGTATCAAGATATTGATAGCGAAGTCCATCGCGATGTTTGCTTTGCGATGGTCGTGGCTTTTGATACGCAACGGATGCATGAGAGCAACGTGCATGATCTCGTGGATGATGACCGCTTTGAGTTCTTCCTGAGTAATGGATAGGACAAAGTCAGGATTGTAATAGAACCGTCTGCCGTCTGTCGCCATGGTAGGGCAGGCTTTGTCAGCCTGCCAATCGTACCGGAGAGCGAGACTTCCGAAGAAGATCTCGCCCCCGATTGCCATCTGGACGGTCGTTTGTACGATACGTTTTGAGGCTTCCGACATTACGCAAACATCCCCTTCATCTGGTTGATGATCTCTTCGGCCTCGTCGCCAAGTACCTTGGCCTGGGTGGCGACATCCTTGCGGGTCGAGTCGTTCTCCCGCAGGTAGTCGGCATCGTATTGGCACAACTCTTCGTCGATGCGACGAGCGATGCTATCGAGCCGCTCATCGCCGCCGACATTCAGCCGGGGAAGAAGAGAGGCAAGCTCCCGGATGTTCTCTACAAGAGAATCGCGGAAGGCCCCAGCACGTTCTCCCGTGTACCCCGTCAGCCTCTCGTGCATATGCTGGCACTGTTGCTGGACCCTCTCGAAGAGATCGACGCAAGCGGAGTTGTAGTTGTGTGACAAACGCTTCTGTAAATCCTGCTCCATCTGCTTCATCACATCCTTGCCTAAAGCAACTCGGAAGTCTCCAGACTCAGGCACCGGGGAGAAGCTGATCTCCCACGAGAACTTGCTACGGATGGACTCGACAGGCGGGAAGTCATCCTGATTGAACAAACCGTTGAGACGATACTTGGCCTCGTTGATTACGTCCGGGTACTGCTTGACGAAAGTATTGAGAGCCTCCTCGTGCTTCTGTCTAAATTTGGACATCTCCTCCTGGTACTTGTTGAAGTTGGCGACAGGGAGGATGCGGACGCCCTCGGCATCATGCCAAGGGAGCGTCTGCTCGTAGTGCCACGCCCGTGCCAGCGAGATGTTGCTGGACAATTCCGTCATATACCGCTTGCTGGCAAGCTGCTTGTTGAAGCGGCCTACCTCCCCAGCGTTGGCGTTTGCGCCGTGATTCTGTTCGACCTCGGCAGTGGCCTTCTTGTCGAACTTCCGCGCCGTCCATTGCGCGACAGAGAACCGGACGAGGATCGCTTTCTCAGAAAGAATAGACATAGAATTATCTCCTTAGGTTGGGGGTTAGAACATCAGGTTGTTGTATTCGGGCTTGTTGTGCATAGCCAGAACGCTGGGGTGAGCGATTGCCGTTTGATCCTTGGTGCAAAGATCTTTAAGGAAGAGGCAACCGTATTCGGGCGAGAGACGGGTCATGTACGAGCAGATAGAGTGCGAGTACTTTGCTGCCCACGAGTTGGACAGATAGATGGATGTTGCGTACGAACTGCTTGGGTCAGTAGGCACCGGGACGTTCATAGGATCTGCCTGGATAGCAGACAACGTAGGCAGCGACCTGTAGGTGCGGAGGAAGCCCAGGAACTCTGTGCCTGTACCTCTACCGATACAGCCGTGTACCAGCTCCGCAGCGACATCGGCGCTGGGTTCTTGATCCATGATGCGAGACAGCATCTCGACAGAACGGGGGGTACAGAATGCAAACTCACTCTTGTTTGGCTGTTGCACCAGAAGATCTTTACGGAAAGAGAAGAAGCCCCGGATCTCAGGCCGAATGTTGGGGGAGATAGGCTTGGGCGGGATGACGTCCACCTTCATGGCGCTGCTGCCCTTAGCTGCCCACTCGTGCCAGCTATCGTAGCCAGACTCCAAGGTAATGTGCAGGAACCGATTGAGAAGAGGGACAGGAGGTTGGTTGTAGTTGCCACCGTCCTGGGCGCGGTTGCCTGTAGCGCAGATGTACGCGCCGTCAGGTACTTTGTAGTCTCCAAGCTCACGCTCTAAGACAAGCTGGTACAGAGCGCACTGTACAGATGGGGGTGCATCCGGCAGCTCCTCGATGACCATCAACGCGCTGCCATCCTTCGGCAACCAGTTGGGAATGGCACGGTAGCAGATGCCATCCTTGATGTACGGGATGCCCATGTCTACTGGGTCCATCTGAGTAGGGCGCACGTCGATGTGCGTCCTGCAAAGGGACTGCGCGACCTGCCTCCAAATGGAGGACTTGCCGACTCCGGTCTGTCCCCAAAGCCACATCGGGACACGGGCATTGATGGCGATCTGAATCGCCTTGACGAGTTCTGTTGAAAACATATAGCTCCTGTTGTGCTGGGCAGCACTTCTTTATTCTATCAAATGGTTTAGGGCAAGTGCAGTGCAGTACTTGCCCTATAGTGTTTTACAGTAGCGAAATGATCCAGTAGATGATGGCGCATAATACTAGCGCAGCCACGCCTGACAGGATCATGCCAACAACGTCTATGATTGCTTCGTTTAGCTCGTCGATGAGCTTGAGAATCTTCATAGATCTAGATTCCTCCACGCCCTCCACGCAATGAAGTACATTCCCACGAGCAGTGGTGCGATGAGAATAAGTTCGATGATTTCTTTAACTGTCATTGGATCGTTTGCCCTCCAACGTACGGCGAGAAGCCTGCGCCATCGAGATCTCGCGACCTCATAACTTCGAGCAGGTGCCGGATCTCCTGCTCGTCTTGGTCAAGCTGGGCAACATCCAGTCGGTACTGGAGTTCGTCGCCGTGGTCCAGCGCCAGTACTAGGGCGCGAACTTTCTCGACGAGGTAGGTGGAATGAATCCCATCCTTGGTCTGATCGAGGTACCCATCGGGTCTGCATATCATGAGCAGTTGGCTGAGCGCCCACTCCTCAAAGGTCATGGCTTGGCACGTTCCTAATGTGAAATCTTGCATAGTATCTCCTGTCCAAATTTGGACACTATCGGCTGAAGAAATAGAATGCCGCACCCAGGATTACGATGTACGGCAAATACGCGAAGCAGAAGTGTGTAACGGTGTCGAGGATTTGGTTTATACGCTCACGCATACTCACACTCTCGCACCTTGCGCCATCCTGTTGTACTCCGGCGCTCGATAACGACAGCGCCTTCCGGCATAGGATGACCGAACGGGAAGGTGCCGTAGGTACCGTCAGGTAGGCGGACTAAGGCAGGGTTGTAGCAGCGGGGGCCTTCCCGCCTTGTGTGGCTCATGCTTTCCTCCACTTGCTTGCAAGGGTGCAGGATCGAGGAGTTACGTTGAGGTCTGCTACCAGACCTCTCTCCATGTCTACTGCCATGTACTGCATGATCCAGCACTGCGCCAACTCTTTCAGTTGGCTTAGGGTACTTGCGTACCCTGCGTCATTCCATTCATCGCCTTCGTTAGACCGGGACATCAAAGCGTAGCGCACTTTGCCTCCTGGTTGGCCTTGAAGGCATCGCGCATCATCTCGTACGCCGTCTTTGCACAGCGGTCTAATAGGTCTTCGTAAGCTGTGCGCTCGGCGTCATCCTTGGGCAACCACCCGCAATAGTTGCCGTTCACCCACTCTCGCCATCTACCTTGCTCAAGATCGAGGTCGGCCTCGCACATTCCCCAGCTATAGCCATGTCTCATGGCTTCGTATATTAATTCTGGCGTAAGCATATGTTCTCCTTTGTCCAAATTTGGACACTTGTTGGTTAGTTAAAGGCGATTGAGCTGTACTGCTTTGTCGCTCAAGTATTCGGCAATCTGCTCAAGTTCTTTCAGAACATTGCACAGGCTATCTCTCCGTAGGAGATACTCTCCGAAGGCCAGCCCCAGGGCATCGCCGCCCTGGGGGTAGTAGTCTCGCCCGTTGGGCGCTGTTTTATCCAGCGCCCGGATGGCTTCTCTGATCGCTGTTAAAGCGTCCAGAACGTCTTGCAGCAGGTCACGGGGGTCCGTGCCGTTAAGATGGATGGTTGGTAGGGTCATGTACTAATCCTCCTGTCCAAATTTGGACACTAGCAAGCGGCTCGCACGGGGCGAAGGTTTGTACCGCTTGCGCTGGGCTGCATCCATATAAGACTGGAGGCAGCGTTGCATTGTGGCATGGGTTATGCGCGTCCACTTCAGAGCGTTACGCATAGCCCACTCCCAGGCCGCAGCTTCACGGTCTAGCCGTGCCTTGGGTTGGTCGCCTACGATGTGACCGATCTCGTGAAGAGCAACAGCGTAGGTCTTCTGTGTCTTGACAGGACGCAAGCGAACGCGCCTAGTTTTTACCCAGGCGCGTCCACTCGTCCCATCTTTCCATGTCACTGCTATTGTGTGTTGCAGTAGCAGCGAGAGGATATGCGAAGTAAGTTTTTTTGTGTTCATAAGTGTCCAAATTTAGACACTGTACCTCCTGGCTTTGTACCCATCAGCGTCTCGCACGGGCATCAAGAGAGACTGCACGTCCTGCCCATCTTCCCGCGCAGATTCGAGGATGATGGCGTTGTTGTTGGGATTGCGCGGGTGAACATACATCCGCACGCAATCATCCGCAGCGCCGTGGATCTCCATGAGACCCTGCATCATCTTGGGGTTGAAGATGATACAGATATGGTCTTCCGTCTTAGACGGGATAACCCGCAGGTAATCCGGGAAGCTACCTTCCAGCGGCTCGAAGGTAGTATTACTCGCCCTGGTGCGGAAGGATATGTCTGCGGCAGTGGCCCCCATAACCTCGATGGGTTCCTTCCCTGCCATCTTAGACAGCGAGATGGCATCTGTCGCCTTCAGGACTACGTGACGGTCCATCTTGTCCTGTACGAACAGGTGCTTGACCCGTGTTAGACGGTGGCTGTCCGTTGCCACTGTCTCTTTATTGGTAATTAAGATCCCGTTCAGGGTGAAGCGGGACGCTTCCTTCGATACGATCTTTTGGATCATCAGGCTTAACTTTGTAAGCATAGGTTTTCTCCTAGTTGGTTTGTCCAAATTTGGACAGAGTACAGTGTACTCATCCAAGCACACTCATAGAATGTGCTTGGTCAGTACGCTAGCAGCCGCAGCAGGGATAGTCCTCGTGGCCGCACGCCATGCGCCCGACACATCTCCCTTCTGGAGTGTACAGGCCGCGAGGGTCAGCCTTGCTGGCGTAGTAGCCAGCAGGGCGATAGGGCGAGTAAAGGCGTTGGCCTGTCGCCTTGCCCTTGCGCTTCGGCGTAGGACAGGTCGGGCAGTAGATGCCCAACAACTTCTGATAATTGGCGCGAGACCCCGCGCTGATAGAGGCACCGCACGATCCGCAGGTGCCGGGATATTTGGTAGTCAATAGCATTACTGCAACCCCCACTGAGTCATCGCCTTGGCTGTCCCAACGGCGTCTTCAAGGTCTTCTGTGTAGTAGGCAGATGCCTCTGCATCTTCTCCTGGTAGAGCAACGCGATACTCGTTGTAGTCTCGATTCAGGGACAACTTCATGCCCAATTCTTTTACGATCTTTTTTGCTTCTGCGTATTTCATATTACTCCTATTGGTTGTCTTGTGTTTAGACTGCCCAAATCTGGTCAGTTATTTGTTAGTAAATGGTGATGTAGATCACCAAAAGGATAGCGGCTACGCCCATGAAGGCGAAGCCGTCGAGGATGTCGGACCAATCCATTAGTCCACCTCCAGTAATAAGTCTGCTTCCAGCAATAGCGATTTCCACGCCTTGTGGCGTTTGATCCTGGATGACCCCCACGTCAGGCTATCTTCACCCTTGGTAGCCACGATAGCGGCCACGGGGACGCCTGTTCTCATGCTAATAGTCAGGGCGATATCGTAGCCCTGACGGAGCCCAGAAACAGCGTGGCGCTTGTACAGCGCCTCAACAAACCGCACCCTGGCGGCGCGTACGGTCTTTCTATTCAACATACAATCAATCCTCCTAGCCTGTCTCTTCAGTGCGGGTAGGCTAATTCCCGCAGACACGGGTTATACCCGTGTTTCGACTAAAATGCGTCAGCTCGCGAGTGCGTGACGCAGTAGTCAAACGCAATACTGCGCTTGACCACATACGCTTCCAGACGCGCACCAGCGGCGACCATGTCGGCGGCGGTGTACTCCGCGCCGCGAGGCGGTGCGCCGGAGAACTCCACGGCGACGACCTCGTCTGCTAGTGCGGCGAGGGATAGCGGGATGTTACCCGCTACCACCTTGCCCCGAACATCTTCGGGCGTGGCGTTGCCCGTGATGACGGGCGCCGTCAAAAACCGCGCATCGTTGGCGCGGATGAAATCGATAGCGGCAGGGTGCCGCGAAATGATGATATACATAACTTTCTCCAATAGGTGAAGTGTCACCAATCAAGGGTAGCCGTAGCTACCCTTTGTTGATACCACTTGGGGCTGTTGTCAGCCCTTATGCGATGATGTTAAACACCTTGTCGGCGGTGACGGCCTTCTTCTTCGATCCGTGAGCGGGGAAAGCGATGATAGCCTTCCGGCCCGACCACGCGCAAAGCTTGCAATCGGCGCAGGTCACGCCCTTGGTTTCGGCGGGGCAGATTACGACTTTATTCCCCGCTGGAGTGGTGAAGTTGGCGCGGGTATCTTCCGGCACTGTGAGGACTACCGGAGCAACGCCCAGCGATACATACTCGTCAGCTTGCGCCACGGTATCGGCGCTCAAGTTCACGGTGAACCCAAGCGCGTTAGCGTTCTTCACGATCCCGGCGTTCTCCTGCGTCATGGGCTTGTGGGTGTAGGTGAACCCACGTTTGTTGAGGTTGGCGATCACGATATCTGTCAATGCGCGGCGGTCGATGTTACCATCAGCGCCGGGGAGATCCCCGGCTTGATTGTGTCTCCAGAGCGTACCCTCGGGAAGCGATTCGATAGCGGCGCAGAACTGCGCCAGGGTCATTCCGCGCGACCCGTCAGAGACTTTGTTCCAGTGGAGCGCCAGAGGCCCCTGTTTCGCGTAGCAGTTCTCATACTGCCCGCAACCAGTGAAACAAGTTTCTTTACTAGTAGTGGTAACCGGAATCGGTCCGGTTTTACCGTTCTGTGATTTCATCGTGATGTGGTATGTTGTCATAATTGTCTCCTGTTGGTAGTTTAGAAACTACATAGAGCCACACTTGTCAGAATGTGGCTTTATTTAGTTGCTAAATGGTAAATGGGTCCAGTTTGCACCGGACCCATTATAGATTTGGCTTTTTCTACTATCTCGCTACTTAACTTATTCGCGTTTAATCTAATATATAGTTCCTATTCAATTCTGGCCTACTGTATATTCACCGCTAGGGTTACTGTTATTTCGGCTCTGATTTACTGACGGAGTGCCATATATCAGCGCGCCTGTCCCGCTCCACTTGCTATCGCTTCTGCGTTGTTTGGCGCTTACCTTTACCACGCGCCAACATGATATGACTGTAAGTGACCGGATCACTTACACGTTAGTACCAGTGTGCCTATAGTGTTCAATTATGCGTTAGACGGATGCTCCCGTAGGTGCGTGTTTCTCCGCTAAATGCTATGCTTATGCGCCTACTATGTATTCACCGTTATGGTTACTGTTATTTCGGCAACGCGTGCATTTATTGCTCAACAAGCCATAGGCTATGGCTTTAACGTCACGTTGTTACTTGCGCGTGAGGGTTTCCTATTGGATACGATCAACGTCTACCTAGTGACTTACTCCGTTAACTGGTAGTTGGCTGAGAGAATCTTAGCTTGTAAGCTCGGCTTACGTTTATCAGCCCTGAGGCGGCGGCGAGATTATATGCTAAGACACATCGGCACGTTATAGGGGAACATCCGCCCATGCCGCTGACCGTCAACATCGAACAACCTCGTCTTACGTTTATCTGCCCTAAAGCGGCTGCAAGGTTTTTCCTGACTCAGTCAGCATCACAAACTGTCCGTTTGGCGTGCTGTCGCCTGGTTGTCTCTCCAGGCTATTTCGTGATGGTCGGCTTACGTTTATCAGCCCTGAGGCGGCGGCGTCACCACTGTCAACTATTCAATCACGCCGTTTATAGGAAAGTCCATCCGGCCAATCCTTTTGTTTTCAACGAGATAGCGATTATTGAGGGATTTTAATGTTCTCCCAAAAAAGTCCCAGATTTCGGGGGTTTTGTTGAAAACAAAGGACTTATCGGAAATAGCGCTCGTGGGGCCCGCCGCCGCAATTTTCGTTTGGTGTTTTTTTGCGATTAAAGGAAACCGCGCGCGCGTGTTTCCTTATATGCGAAAGGATAGATTAATATGTGTTAATATAGTCGCATGAGTAACAAAGTAACTAGGGTTTATCAGGATGGAAAGAAACTCACGCTAGAGGAGATAGTAGGCAAGTTAACGCCGAAACAGAGAAAGTTTGCAGAGGGGTTGGTGTTTGGAGGGCTTAGTAAGGCGGAAGCCTACAGGCAAGCGTATAAGTGGAATGGGAACGCAAACGCTGGTAGAGTGCAATCGGTGAAGGTTAGTAAGAAGCCTAATGTTGCGGTAGCGATACAAGCAATGGAGGCGGAGAGAATGGCAAGTTGGTGGGAGGATAAGACCAGGCTCCGTAAGTTCGTCATGGACGGCCTCACTAATACCGCAACTAACACCGATTCAGACATAACCAGGCTGAAAGCACTAGAGCTTGTAGGTAAAACAAGATACGCGAGTATCTTCGAAGAGCCATCATCAAACGAGAGTAATGCTGAGTTGAATAAGTCACTCGGCGATGTGTTGCGAGCCAAACTAACTATGTTACTTGGTAACATGGAGACGCATGGCGCTAACTCACTTACTACCACTTACTCTGATGTTACTAACATGGATGGTGATGTTAGCCCTGGTGGCTTGATGCTGGAGGCGGTAGCGGAGGCCCCCACGGGGGTGGGGGAGGGGGAGTAGGGGAGGTGCGGTGGTGTGTGTATGCATAGTACTCCACACATCCGATTCCACACATTTACCCCCCCCTTATTTCCCCCATCCCCTCCCACCTTCTTCCACCTGCTCCAACCGACCCCCCCCCTTACCATTTGGGTCCCCTGCTTGCGCCCAGATATATTTATTTACACTGCGGCAAATAAAAAAGGCTGGTGTTTATCCAGCCTTTGCGGAGTGTGTATTTAGATTTAGGCTCTGCTAGAGCTTACGTTGTTCTCTGTATCGGGTCCATGCTTCGTCCCATATTTGCCATTCTCTATTGGAGCGAGGGGAGAGGAGGTATGGTTTCCAGAAGTAGTTGATGTGTTTGCCGCATTTTGTGCAGAGTTCTACGAGGGTTTTAATTTCTTCTGTGCAGTACTTTGCTGGCGCGAGGGTAGTTTGGTGGTGTCTGCCTTCTACTCCTTTGCACCATGCCTTACGGTTTTTGCTGGAGTGATGTTTCGGTTGTTCTTCGTCTATTGAGTATTTGGTGTCCATATAAGGTCTACTTCTACGGAGTAGTATCCGTTGGACTCTCCGTACCAAGAGATGACGACAGGGCCTTTAGCGGTTTGGAGGCGATAGAAGGTCCATTGTCCTATTCCGTAATCTAGATCTTCTACGGGGTTGGTTTCGCAGTATGCATTGAGGATGGGTGTTCCGACGAGGTCGTTGATGTCGCCGTCTATTTGTTTGATTTGTACGGCTTCGCAGCAATCTTGTTGATGGCGCATGGTGAGTGTGCCGTCTTCTGTTGTGAAGGTGATGCAGTCGTCTATCTCGTCACCGCGCCGGGGGAGTTCTGTTGCGGCTTGGGAATTGATGTCTATGACCTTTACCTGGGTGCAGGTGCGCCCGATTAAGAAGTTGATCTTTGGGTACATGAAGTAGTTGTGAATAATTAGGGAGACGCCGTTAAATTGATTTTCTACTTCTGGATTGCAGGGGCAATCTTTTCCTTCGGTGTGGGATTGGTTGTCGTTACAGGGGAGGACGTGAATGTCTTTAACGGGGTTGAGCATTGTTGACCTCTGCGATAGCTTTTAACACGGCGCGAACGAGGATAGGAGCGTCTTCCGGGAAGATCCACCTACCTGCATTTATCTCTACGACCTTCTGTACAATTGCATCGAATGCTTGTAGGGAATAGAGTAGGGAGGTGGGGGTAATCTCTGGCGCAGGGAGAGGAGTTTGCTTTTGCTTGAACTCCAAGGGGCCAAAGTTAAGCCCACTGTGTGGGCCTATCCAATCAGCCGTAGGATCAGGGGCAACGGAGCGCAGCCAGCTTGTCCCTTGCTTTAAGAACTCGCGTTTCTTTTCTTCGGTGCCAGGATTAATGCTTTCAAAGATTTCCTCTTCCCAGGAAGGAGGTTTAGGTTGGTTGTTTTCATCCATTCTTTTTCTCCATGCAAATCATTAAAGGCTTACGCGGCTACCGCGCCCTCCCGAGTAGGAGCGCAAGAGCGACCGCACCCTGGAGAGGTACGACGCCGTTTCCAGCGGCGCGTAGTCGGTCCATCCGGGTATTAGCCCCATCAGCCAGTCGACGAAGTCCGGGTTCAACCGCCGGGTGGAGCCACTCGGGGACTTGCCGCCATGCGTTGAGGTCGGCGGGGCCGGGAGGGAAAAGTGGGAGGCGATTTCCGATAACGGCCTTGCGTTCCTGTTCATCGTTTCCTCGCTCGCCTCGCCGGATTTCCAGTCGCGGGTGGTTGGTGTTGGCCAGTTGGCGGCTGCCGATTGCAGGCCCGATCCACCGCTCTCCGTCCTGCCCAGTTCCTGTTTCCGCTCCGCTGATTCCGCGCCGCCCGTGATCGTGCGGGGTGTCGGCCTGTGCATCGTCTGCCCCTCCGTTAATAAATCCACCGCCCCCGGATGATTCCCGCAGCTTTCCGAGTCCTCGGCCCGTGCGGTAAGCCAGCACAAACGCCCGCTCTCGCCGGTGCGATCCACCAACATCGGACGCTCGTAAAGTTCCCCATTCCGCATCGAACCCGAGCGCGGCAAGTTCTCCAAGAACGGTTGTTCCTGCTGGAAAATTGAGAACTGGCGGGACGTTCTCAAGAAAGAGCCACTCGACGGACTCCAACTCGCGAACGAGTCGGACGATCTCAAAAAACAATCCGCTTCGCTCTCCCTCGATTCCGGCTTGTCGCCCTGCAACGCTGAGGTCCTGGCAGGGGAACCCGCCAACGAGTCCAGCCACGCGGCCACGAAACAGTCGGCTTGGGAAGGTGACAATGTCAGACCAGATAGGCGCGTCCTCCAGCCCTCCGTCTTCCATGCGAGACGCCAGGATTGCGGCCGCAGGAGTTTCCCTCTCCACGTAGCAGACACAGCGAGCCTCTGGCAAAGCGCGTCGGACGGCGAGGTCGAGTCCTCCGTAGCCGGAGAACAGTGAGATGTAGGTATTCTCAGCCACATTTCCCCTCCCGCAGTCCACCCATCACCCGCTGCGCTTCCTCCTTCTTCTCCATCAACACATCCACGGCATCTAGCCGCAGCTTCAATTTTTTGCAATCTAATTCTTCCTGCACATCTTCTCCTTGTTGGATTGTCTTTTTTTTTGTTTGATCTGCTTGTATATCTTCAAGCAAATGTTGCACTTACCGTCCTTGTAGGGAGTAGCGCCGCAAACGCTACAGCAGCCTCTAGGGAACTTTCTTGGCGCGGGGGGAGGTAGGTTAGGGTCTGTGCCGTAGAGACGCCTCTGGTTGTTCCTGTGGCGCTCTCGAACGTGTTCTAGGCAGTAAGGGCCGTCTCTCTTGTTGTGTCTTGGCGCAGAACAGATTAGGCAGGTAGGGGAAGGGAGAAGCATGAAAGGGAGCCTTAAGGCTCCCTCCGTGCGATTAGACCAATGTACCCTTCGTAAGAGGAACTAGCAACAACGCTCCACCCATGCTCTTTCCACTCAGGAAACCTAGACGCAAAGTGATTGTAGATGTAATCGAAGATATATCCTGGCGCGTTGACCTCTTCTACAAAGAGATTGGTAAGTTCTACATGGGTTAAATATGGAAGCGTTATTTCAATCTTTTCTCTTACTGGCTGTGTAGCGTGATCGTCTTTATGGATCTTCATGTTGTATTCCTATTGCTCTCCTGTTGTTCTATTATACTTCATTAACTACAGTTTTGTATAGCGCCCATGCTGGAGCGTCTTTGCCGTATTCGTTAACCCTAATACCTTCTTTTGTATTGATTAAATAACAAGCCATCTCACCGTCTGCCCCATAGCTTGATTCGATGACCCAGTATCGGTTTGTTGATTCTTTCCGCCACTTCTCTAGGGCGCGAAAGAAATGCTTGGGTTCGTTGTAGGAAGGAATCTCAATCATCCCCCAATCAGGGTTGTTGTAGAAGTACCGATTCCATGTAGTAGTACGGCCCTCTACCCCGGCGCTGAAGCGTTCTGTTGTTATCTTTAGACCTTCTACCTTCTCTGCGATAACAGCATCGTGTTCTCTAGGCCACTTCTTTTCTAATTGATTTACTTGTTCCATGCGTTTTCCTAAAAGGTGTTCTTGATCCATATGCCAACGATTACGCCTACGACTGCCACCCAAAGCCAACATCCTGCCGCCAGGGCGCAGATCATCCAATCATTTTCGGGCCTCACCACATATCGCCAGAGCAGTACGAAAACTGTCCATTGACAGGCAAAATGCAAGGCAAACAGCGCCGTCTTCATTCTTCTCCTCCTAGCCTCGGCAAATAACACGAGCAGTCTTTATTCTCTCTAGTGCTGATTGCCATGCCCCCAAGGGCAACTCGCATTCCTCTACGGCTCCCGGTTCGTCTGCATCAAACACTACTGATTCATCTGTTCGTTCTTTTACGATCCAAGCTTTAAGTTTGTTTACTTCTATGACATCCCCCGGCTGGGGATCTACGAACGGATCACGCATCCAGCACCTCCTCCCCGCGCCGCACCTCCAACGCAGGCGGGAGCGGGAGGGCGTGGGTGGCTTTATTAAACAACCCCAATCTTCCGGTCATCTCCCAATGGCCGTTATGCCACAGAGCTTTATACCACTGGTTACCCAAAGGACTCCACACCAGCCACCAGTTGCCGTCCTTGTGCTTCTCCCTGATTACCTCCGGCGTCACCCGCGCTCGCAGCTCCCGCAACTCGGCGATGAGGGCGGGCATATTTTCTACGCACGCCGACACGCAATCCGCCCATCCCCACGGCTTCTCGCTTTTCTTCGCCAGCGCCGCTTCCAGCGCGTCCAGATCAATCCTGTTTTCCATAGGTGTTCTCCTCGTCCTCCAAATACTCCTCTCGTTCTCGTCTGTTCTCCCGCTGCTCCCGCGCCAGATCGTCGCGGTCTTCGGCGGCTTGGCGGTCAGACATTGCGTCCCTCCTGCTGATCCTCGGCGGTTGGCGACTGCCAAAACGGCACGCCCCTGCGCACGTAATCGATGGCGGCGTTCCTGTCCTGATCCATCCACATGTCGTCTCCGTTCTCGCAGCGCCATTGGTTTCCGCGCCAGTCCCACACGACATCGGCCTTGTTCTCCTCGCACCACCGCGCCCGCGCTGCGTCCTCCCGCAGCCGCTCGACCTCCGCCCGCAGCCGGTCGGTCTCGGCGTTTAAAATCTCGTACTTAACTCTCCAGTCATCAACTGTCATATCTTCCTCCTGTTGGTTTGGGTTTATTGTTCGATTTGCTTGGGCTTGGCGGCTTGTTTAAGCCACGCCCACGGAATCCGGTATACCTTCCCAAACTTGGTATACGGGATCTGTCCTTTGTGCAGCATCTTGTTTACCATTGCCTTAGAGATGTTGAGGTACTTGGCGACTTCGGTAATCTTGGCAAAGCCAATGTCTTCGTTGTTTTCGCTCATGCTCACGCTCATTTGAAGATGTCCTCGACCAACATCGTTGTAGAGGGATGCTTCTGCGCCACAGGAGCCTCCTGGTTCGTTTGTTTGGGCTGGAAGGACGTTAGATATGCCCGAATATCCGAAGGGCTGTAGCGAACGGTACGAGCGCCAATCCTGGTAACCTTCGGCCCAGTGTTGATCCGGCGCATAGTGCGGATCTGCTGAACCGATACGTTCAAGATCTTCGCGACATCGCCTTCCCGGAGAAGCGGTTCAATCGGCATATTGTTGTTCATCATTTCGCTTAGTGTCATTGTCTTTCACTACGTTTATTCCTTTTTATCTTGATGCCTGTTTCCTCATAGAGTGTGCCAGACATCATGTAGTGTAGCACATCTTCTTCCTTGTATCGTACAGATGCACCAAGGCGCAAGAAGCACGGTCCTCTATTCTGGCTTCTCCATTTGCGTACGGAGGACACAGAGGCACCTGTTAGCTTTGCAACGTCAGTATCGAGTAGGAGCGGTTTCCCTAGCATATTCAATAGCTTATGCTTTTCAGGGAGTAGCAGGAGGGAGGGACGTGCCTAAACTTGGCGCGTATTGTTAAAGTTGCTTAACCTGCTTTAGCTCGCCCCCGCTGCTCAGGCGGGGGCTGTCGGGTAGTTGTGGGTTTTCCGTTTTGTCGTTTGCCTTTATTTTTTTCCTTGTGTGAATTTTTAAATCTAACGCTATCTGGTGATAACGCCAAGAGACTGGCTAAGGTCCACAGTTTCCACGCTGCCACTTCCAGAACAACGGTGATTCTCCTTTGCTCAATAGTGTTAGCCAGTCACTTCGCGCTACCCCTTATCCAAAAAAAAGACAATAGGGCTTTTCTTGGGATATACCATATACAGATCCAGCGCGTAGGCTTTGTATATAATCTATAGAATATCTAAGATAATATACTCTTATCTATACATTATAGAATTGCATCTAAAATATAGATAAGAAGGAAGGTATATGCAATATCTCGGGTCTGATCCTTTTCCTTCGGTTTCCAAGCTGGACCAAGGCATCCCAATGTCCCTGGCCCGTCATCTCTTTGACCTAGAGCGTAAGCATTGATTCTCTAGGTGAATGCCGATAGTGGGTGGCTACCAGAACTCAGTACCGCTCTTTGAACTGCGGCCCTATGGAAAATTATTGTCGTCTCACCAGTGCTTTCTTGAATCCATGGCTATCTCAGTGGTGATGCAGCCACCATAACGTCTGCCTGAGAACCTTTCGGCACATTCATCATACAGCACCCTGATCGCAATCGCAATAGCAATTTTATGTGGCGCTGTAGCAGTCTGTGGTATACAATCTGTCTACATGGATAAAGAACAATTGATTGAGATGGAGTCGATGCGTTGCGCGATGAAGCGTGTAGAGAAGGAAGGCGGCAGCGCAGAGGAGGTTTGCGAGATCCTCGAAGAGGAGCGCCAGAGAGAGGAGGCAAAGGTGGAGGAGGGGGAGGAGTGGTGTCGTTCCCTGGCACCGTTCATTAAAGAGCTAACGGGGCAAGAATTGATCGGCGCAGAGTATCAGGGGTTCACTACGGGGCGCAGGACATTCAAGCTGTTATGCTCGTAGTGCGTGAAGAGAGAAGAGGTCGTAACGGAGAGGGAGCTATCGAAGTACCTGAAAGTCTCCGTGCCTTGCCTAAAGTACTGGCGCAGTGTAGGGTACGGCCCCATCTTTTCTAAAACCAAGAGAGGCATCGTTGTGTACGAGATCGCCCACATTACAAATTGGCTTTCGTCTTGTTTGGTAGATCCCAGGAAAGAGCAAAGCAAAGAAGAAGATTTTCTAATAGTAGACGGCGCTTACGAAATTTACGTCTCAGGCAAGAAGTAGTGTGCTAGGATAAAGGAGTCTTGTACCGGACACCTCCTCCGATTGTTCGGTCCTCCTGTTGGTTTGGGCATAAAAATAGGCTCCTCGAAAGAGGGGCCTTTTTTTACTTCGACAGGAAATTGTAAAGCCAAGATAATGTTGCTCCAACGCCAGAGGCAATTGCTACAACGGCTGTCCATGCTTTCTTGGCGCTTTGGATCTCAGTGTCTAGCGAGGAAATTCTTTCTTCGCTTTTTTGGGTGCGCCCGTTTAGCTTTGCTAGATGCTCTGAGATGTGAGCAAGGTGAACTCTGCTTTCAGCCGCTTCGACTCGAAGGTCAGAAAGGAGCTGTTCAATTTTTTCCATACTATGAATTGTATCGGCATACAGATATTTAGGGCATGATGGTGATGTGAATATAAGGAATGTCCTCGCCGGGGAATACACTCCTCAGCAGATTGACACAATCATCGCAAAAGCAAAGACGCTGCCATACCACGAGCAGCTTGAACTGGCAGAGCTTTTAACGAAATACGAGAAGTACCTCAAGGTGCAAACCTGCCAGAACAAGTTCTTAGACTTTGTAAAAGAGATGTGGCCTGCGTTTATTCCTGGTCGGCACCATGCAATCATGGCAGATGCCTTTGAGCGAGTAGCAGAAGGTAAATGCAAAAGATTGATAATTAACATGGCTCCTCGTCACACAAAAAGCGAGTTTAGCTCTTATTTGCTTCCAGCGTGGTTCCTTGGTAAATACCCACACAAAAAAGTAATTCAAACAGCACATACTGCTGAATTAGCAGTTGGGTTTGGCAGAAAGGTCAGGAACCTAGTAGGTAGTCAACAATATCAATCAATTTTCTCTGGAGTCTCTTTGTCTTCAGATAGCAAGGCTGCTGGCAGGTGGAACACAAATAAGCAGGGCGAATACTTTGCAATAGGTGTTGGTGGTAGTGTGACGGGCAAAGGGTCGGACCTTCTGATTATAGACGACCCACATAGCGAACAAGAGGCTGCTATAGCAGCAACAAGCCCAGGTGTTTACGATAGCGTATACGAGTGGTATACGTCTGGCCCTCGTCAGCGTTTGCAACCTGGAGGCGCAATTATTCTCGTTATGACGAGGTGGTCTAAAAAAGACCTCTGTGGGCAGATCTTGAAGGCCGCATCGGAAAGAGACGGTGCAGATGAATGGGAAGTGATTGAGTTCCCGGCAATCATGCCTTCCGGTAATCCTCTGTGGCCTGAGTTTTGGCCTTTAGAAGAACTGGAAAAGATCAAGGCAGAATTGCCTGTTGCCAAGTGGAATGCTCAGTACCAGCAAAATCCTACCTCGGAAGAGGGGGCGCTGGTAAAGAGAGAGTGGTGGAAGATCTGGGATAAAGACGATCCCCCCAAGTGCGAGTACATTATCCAGTCCTGGGACACGGCGCTTACCAAGGGAACTCGGTCAGACTACAGCGCCTGTACTACATGGGGAGTGTTTTACGACAGAGATTCAGACGGCAAGCAAAGGGCAAACATCATCCTACTCAATGCTTATCAAGATAAACTTGAGTTCCCCGAACTCAAGCAAAAAGCCCTAGAGGAATACAAGTATTGGAAGCCAGATGCCTGCATTATCGAAGCAAAGGCTGCTGGCGCTCCTCTTGTCTTCGAGTTGAGGAAGATGGGCATCCCGGTACAGGATTACACTCCATCTAGAGGAAATGATAAGATAGTTCGCGTGAACGCTGTAAGCGACATATTTGCCTCTGGCTTTGTCTATGCGCCTCCATTGCGCTGGGCAGAAGAGGTGATAGAGCAGTTTGCATCGTTTCCTAATTCAGATCATGATGACCTTGTTGATAGCTCAACGCAGGCTTTGTTGAGGTTTAGGCAAGGTGGTTTTATTTCCACACAGAACGACGACGAAGAAGAATACGTTGTTCGCGCCAAAGCAGATTACTACTAAAACTTTATGTCTTTTAATCCCAATCAGTTAGCTACCATGGAAGAAGTTGATGATATTGTTGCCAAGTTAAATGCGGCTAATATTGGCGGCGGGGTTGCTAAAATCTATATCCCGCAATGGTCTGGCCCTTTTCCTGAGCCGGGAGACGGCAAGGCTCGTCAGTATTGCATCGAATACAACAATGGGTCTACCGGACACAATGTTGGATTGATTCGAGATACGATTAACAAGAACCCCGGTATGTGGCAGCAGATGCTTCAAGCTGATGCCATTCCGGCCAACACGGAAAACTAGGTACTCTTATGATCGACAAGCCTTTGGAAGAGATGGACCCCCTGCTTAGAGAAGAAGCGGAGGTTGAGATTGACATTGTAAATCCAGAGGCTGTCTCAATTGAAACTGAAGACGGTGGGATGATTATTGAGTTTGGCCCACCTGAGGAGGAAGGCGATAGCCTGAAAGACCTTCCTCACTCTGCCAACCTAGCAGAGCATCTGGACGACAATATCCTATCCAGCATCGGAACAAAAGTCCTCGATGTATACGAGGAGGACTTGAACTCCAGGCAGGATTGGGAACGCGCCTATAAAGAGGGCCTGGATTATCTAGGGGTAAAGACAGAGGATCGCAACAAGCCTTGGGCTGGCGCGTGTGGACTTTTCCACAACATGATTATGGAGGCCGCTGTTCGCTTCCAATCCAATGCCATCATGGAGATCTTCCCGGCCTCCGGTCCGGTCAAGACTCAGATCGTTGGAGAGGTAACCGAAGAAAAAGAAGATCAGGCTCTCCGAATCCAGACCGACATGAACTACCTGCTAACGCAGGATTTGAAAGACTATCGGCCTGAAACAGAGCGAATGCTGTTTGGTCTGGCGCTGTGCGGATCTGCTTTCAAGAAGATCTGCTTCGATCCTCTGACGGATATGCCCGATATCAAGTATGTCCCGGCGCAGGACTTCATTATGCCGTATGGAGCTACATCGCTTAAAACGGCAAGCAGGTATATCCATGTTCTTGCAAAGAACATAAACGAAGTAAAGAAGCTACAGTATACAGGGTTTTATCGGGAAGCAAGCATTCAACCTGATTACGACTCCAACTCTCAGCTTAAAGACAAGATCGACAAGATTAGCTACGAGTACAAGCAGGGTGACGAGGATATGGTCACGCTGCTTGAGGCCCACATTGATCTGGACATTGAAGGGCTGGAGCATACCGACGAAGACGGTGAGCCAACAGGAATCGCTCTTCCGTATGTTGTCACGGTAGACAAGTCTTCCGGCAAGGTACTTTCTGTCTATCGCAATTGGGACGAAAGCGATCCGAAGAAGAACAAGCTGATCTGGTTCTCGGCATACAACTATGTTCCTGGTATGGGTGCATACGGCTACGGCTTGATTCACCTCATCGGTGGAAACGCCAAAGCCTCTACCGCTATTTTGCGCCAGCTAATTGATTCTGGCACCCTGGCAAATCTTCCTGGCGGCTTGAAAGCAAAGGGGATGCGTGTTGCTGGAGACGACTCTCCAATTCAACCTGGGGAGTGGCGAGATGTAGACGTTGCGAATGGTGACATCGCTCGTTCGCTCTATCCCCTCCCGTACAAAGAGCCTTCGCAGACTCTGTTCCAACTCTTGGGGAATGTCGTCGAAGATGGTCGCAGGTTGGCATCTATTGCTGATGCTGAGATTGGAGATGTTAATTCTCAGGCTCCAGTAGGGACAACGCTGGCAATTATGGAACGGGCGCTCAAGGTAATGAGCGCAATCCAGGCAAGGCTACACGCTTCCCTGCAAGACGAGTTTTCTATTCTGGTCCGGGTAATCCGCGATAGCGGATCGGATCGTTACAAGATTGATTTCGGAAAGATGGACGGGAGCAAACGCGATGACTTTAGTGATCGCATCGACGTTATCCCTGTATCTGATCCGAATGCGGCTACGATGTCGCAGCGGGTTATGCAGTATCAGGCTGCAATCCAGCTTGCTGCTCAAGCGCCGCAATTCTACGACCTGCCTGAGTTGCATCGGAAGATGCTGGAAGTCCTTGGCATTAAGGACGTTAAGAAGATTATTCCAGAGAAGATAGACGCTCCCCTACTCGACCCGCTCTCTGAGAATATCAACCTCACCAACATGAAGCCTGCAAAGGCTTATCAGGTGCAGGATCATGAGTCGCACATCAAAGCGCATATGGCGTATGTGCAGTCTCCGTCCGTCCAACAACAGCTAGGACAGAATCCTCAGGCAAACGCAATCTTCGCTGCATTCATGGCGCATATCGCAGAACACGTTGGGTTTGCATATCGCGCCCAGATTGAACAGAAGCTCGGTATACCGCTTCCCGCGCCGGGAGAACCTATGCCTGGGGACATTGAATCGAACCTCAGCAAGGCCATTGCAGACGCATCTACGATGCTTCTACAGCAGGCGCAAGCGCAACAGCAGCAGCAACAGTTTCAACAGCAAGCTCAAGATCCTGTTATGCAGCTTCAGCAGGCTGAGCTGCAGATCAAACAGGCTGAACTCCAGCAGAAAGCGCAAGAATCGCAGCAGAAAGCGCAGTTGGAGATGGTTAAGAACCAGACGAAAGCGCAATTGGAGACGGCACGGATCCAATCTCAAGCGCAAATGGCACAGCAAACCGCCGCAGTAAAGGCGCAACAGGTACAAAGCGAACTGGCGCTAGACAATCAGCGCCTGCAACTAGAAATTGAACGTCTCCAGAAGGATCGGCAGGAGTCCGAAGCCCGTATTCAGGCTGAGATGCAGCGCATTCAGACCGAAAACGACATGGCAAAGGCCAAGATTGCTGAGATTCTGGCTCGAATGGATGCTATGGGAGGGTCGGTTGGACCTGAAGTCTAAGTTTTTCCATCGAGTAGACGAACTTTCAGAGACGATTACCACCCATCTCGTCTCTGGCTCCTGCGCTGACTACGCAGAGTACAAGATGATGGTTGGCAAACTCGCTGGACTCCAGCAAATGCGCCAAGAGTTTCTAGAAACATGGAAACAAATGGTGCAAGAAGATGATGGAGACTGACGCAAACGCTGTTTAGCGCAAGGAATAGACAAAAAACAACAATGAATACACTACCAACTCCAGTTGGCTACAAAATCTTGGTGAAAATGCGAAAGGTTGTAGAGGAAAAGACGAAGTCTGGCCTCTATATCCCCGATCAAGCCAAGCAAGACGAGAACACTGCGTCTCTAATCGCTGAAGTATTGGCGCTTGGGACGGATGCTTACAAAGATCCGATCAAATATCCTAACGGGGCTTGGTGTTCCGTGGGCGATCACATCATTCTTCGCAGTTATTCCGGTACTCGCATTAAAATTGATGGAGAAGAGTACCGTCTCATCAACGACGACACGCCTGAGGCTGTTGTTCCTGATCCTGACAAGGTAGAGAGGGTCTAATGCTAGAAGAACGCATCGAATCTGATCTCGTTGTCCCTGGGCAAGAAGCAGAAGAGCGTGAGCCTGTCGCGGTAGAGGAAGATCTAGAGATTGAGGTAGTCGATGACACCCCTCCTGAGGATCGTCGTCCTCCTCGCAACGAAACAAGCGAACCGCAAGCGGCTGCTAGCGACGACGAAGAACTTAAGAACTATTCGGAAAGCGTACAAAAACGCATCAAGCGTCTAAAGTACGAGTTCCACGAAGAGCGCCGACAGAAAGAACGCGCCGCACGGGAAGCGCAAGAGGCATTGACGTATGCTTCTTCTCTTCAGCAGCAGATCGAGCAGTATCGCAGGAACTCTGAGGAAAACCAACGGGCGTTGATTCAAGTTTCTGCCAAGCAGAAGGGTTCAGACCTGGACGCCGCTAAACGGCTTCTTAAAGAAGCCTACGAGGCTGGTGATACGGACAAGATGGCAGCAGCACAGGAAGCCATCGCGGTACTTGCTAATGAAAAGCGAGTGCTGGAGTCCTATACACCACCATCTACGTCAAGTGTAAGCTATCTACAACCACAGGACACACAGCCTGTTGCGGCTCAACCTGCACAACCTCGGGTATCCGCTAAAGCTGTCCTCTGGAAAGAGGCAAATCCTTGGTTCGGCAGCGATATGGCTCTTACTGGGTACGCCATTGACGTTCACTCTAAGTTGGTGAACGCTGGAGTAGATCCTGAGAGCGACCAGTACTACGAAGCTATCGACAAAGCCGTGTATCAATTTCACCAAAACATCTCTGGTACGCAAGCTACAAGCCAAGCACCAGCACCAACACAAAACAAATCCAAAAACGGAGTAGTCATTAGTTCGTCTAGAACGCCTAATGGACAGACCCGCACTAAAGTCCAGCTTACAGAGTCGGCTTTAGCTGTAGCCAAACGCCTGGGGATCACTCCTCAGCAGTACGCGAAAGAACTACTGAAACAGCAAAAGGAGATGCCGTAATGAAGCCGAATCGTGAAATGGAAACCCGCGAAGCAGAATCGCGCATTGAATCTTGGAAGCCGCCCTCGTTGTTGCCCGATCCTGCCCCCAGCCCTGATTGGGCTTTTCGGTGGGTACGGAAGTCGATTCGTGGTGAAGCCGATCCCTCTAATGTGTCCATGCGCCTTCGCGAAGGTTGGACTGTAGCACGGGCCGAAGATCACCCTGAGATTATGGCTGACATTATCTTGAACGAGTCGAAGAATGGCACTATCGAGATCGGTGGCCTCATTCTATGTAAAACGGCACGGCATATGGTTGAACAGCGCAATCGTTACTACGAGCAGATGACAGCCAAACAAGCCGATGCGGTAAACAACAACCTAATGAAGGAACAGGACAGCCGGATGCCTCTCTTCAGAGAATCCAAAACAACTGTTACCTTCGGAACAGGAAATTAGAGGATAACAATGGCTTCTACCGCTACTCCCTACGGCCTCGTTCCCTTTGAGTTGGCTGGCGCTGCTCTCCGTGGCGCTGCTCGGAAATTTCCGATTGGTGCTGATAACACCAATGCCATCTACTTTGGGTCCCCGGTCAGTTTGAACTCTGGCGTCATCACTGTGTGTGGCGCTACCCCTACCACCACTCGTAACGGAAATACTCCGGTTGGCATCTTTGTCGGCTGCGAGTATGTTGATGCTACGGGCCGTCCCACCTGGGCGCAGTACCTTCCGGCTTCTGCTACCACGGCTGGCCTCACCAAGATCTATGTGTACGTTGTTGACGATCCTCGGGTTGTCTTCAGGGTTCAGGGCAACGGCACCGTTGCCACCACGGATCTTGGCAAGAATGCTCCTTTGACTGCGGTCACTTCTGGTTCGACGGTTAGCGGCAACTCGACGGCTTCTTTGCTTGCCGCTTCGATTGCTACCACGAACACACTGGCTGTTAAGATCATCGGCTTTGTAGACTCGGTCTACTCTCAGCCGGGGGATGCTTATACCGATTGCCTTTGCATCTGGAACCAGGGCGTCCACGCCTACCAGAACGCTACGGGCGCGTAATCTAAGGGACAAGGAAAGGAGAATCAATCATGGCTATTACTCGTTCACAGATGTTGAAAGAGTTGGTTCCCGGCCTGAACGCCTTGTTCGGTTTGGAATACGCTCGGTACGGTGAAGAGCATAAAGAGATCTTCGAGATCACCTCTTCGGAACGTGCGTTTGAAGAAGAAGTGAAGCTGTCGGGTTTCGGCACTGCTCCGGTTAAGTCGGAAGGTGGTTCGATTGCCTACGACAACGCGCAGGAAGCCTACACCTCGCGCTATACCCACGAAACGATTGCTCTCGGCTTTGCGGTTACCGAAGAGGCGATGGAAGACAACCTGTATGTCGCCGTTGCCCAGCGGTATACGAAGGCTCTGGCTCGTGCGTTTGCGAACACCAAGCAGGTTAAGGGTGCGAATGTCCTGAACAACGGGTTCAACGCTTCCTACACTGGTGGTGACGGCAAGCGGCTGTTTGCTACCGATCACCCGCTCATCACGGGTGGCTCAAACTCCAACCGTCCTACGACTGGCGCTGACCTCAACGAGACTTCGCTTGAGGCTGCGATCATCCAGATCGCTGGGTGGACGGACGAGCGTGGTTTGCTGATTGCTGCCAAGCCGCGCAAGCTGGTTGTCCCGCCTGCTCTGATGTTCGTTGCGGAGCGCCTGTTGAAGTCGGTTCTTCGGACCAACACTGCCGACAACGACATCAACGCGATCTACAACCTGTCCTCGGTGCCGGAAGGCTATGCGGTCAACCACTATCTGACGGACACCAATGCTTGGTTCCTGAAGACGGACGTGCCGAATGGCCTGAAGATGTTTGAGCGCGTCAACCTCAAGACCTCGGCTGAAGGTGACTTCGAGACGGGCAATATGCGGTACAAGGGACGCGAGCGTTACAGCTTCGGTTGGTCTGATCCGCTGGGTATGTATGGTAGCCCCGGTGCTTCCTAGTACTCTGTAAACAAAATAGGGGGAGAGCAATCTCCCCCCTTACTCATAGCAAACTACCCTATCAGACTGGCTATGCAGACGTTCAAGAGACGGATAGGGAAAACTTCCTTGAAGGAGAATTATAATGGCTAACACTTCGTTTACTGGACCCGTACGAAGCCAGAATGGTTTCCAGGGCTATAGCAATGATTCCTCGAATGTATCGCTGACTCTTAGCGCCCAGGGTACTGGTGTTGTATTGAACACCTCCAGTGTCCCGTTCTTTGAGGCGAACCCAGCCACGGTGACCACGGCTGGCGTTGTGACCTACACCCCGGCGCAACTTAAGACTGGGTTTATCCTCCGCGACCCGAACGGCGCTGGTCGTAGCGATGTCTTCCCGACTGCCGCCGACCTCCTTGCCGCTGTTCCTGGCGCTGTCGTTGGCACCTCGTTTATCGTCACAATCCGCAACACGGCTGACGCTGCTGAGACGATTACGATGACGACAAACACGGGCCTCACCCTGAGCGGTACGATGACGATTGCTCAGAACGCGCAGAAGGACTTCCTCGTAAACTTTACCGATGTAAGCACCGCTGCTGTGACGATCTACAGCATGGGTAGTGTGACGTTCTAAGGATGTCTCATGCCCAGCTTCAAGCGAACGCCTAGCGGTGGCATTGAATACCGGGGACACACGTTCCCCGGTTTCAACAAGCCGATTAAATCCTCGAAGCCTGAAAAGAAGAAGATGGTCCTGGCAAAAGAAGGAGATCAGGTAAAGCTGGTCCACTTTGGTGATGCCAAGATGGGACACAACTATTCTGCTGCGGCGCGTAAGAGTTATATGGCTCGTAGCGCCGGGATCAAAGGCAAGGACTCCAAGCTGTCGGCTAACTATTGGTCGAGAAAGGTATTGTGGGCTGGCCCTAGCGGAAGCAAGAAAGCTCCTCCTGCCAGTCAAAAGGTGAAGCGATATGACTAGTGATCTTCAGTCGAAGTGCATGACAGCAAACGGCTATGTCTTTCAAGGCCCTGGGCGCGTATGCTGCATTATAATCCACTCTCAGCAGGCTGGCGTTCTTACCATGAAAGACGGTGGGTCTGGTGGCACTACTAAAATTGAGATTGGATACGGTGCTAACGCCAACTTCCCTGTGCCATTGAATGGGCAGGGCGTTCGTTTTTCTACCGACATCTATCTTTCCGCTACGGCTCTTGACCGTATTACTGTCTTCTGGGGTTGATATGAAAGGCCAGACGAAGATGTCGATGCAGCAGCAGGGCAAGGTTGGTAAGGTCATGCACGAGTTCAAAGCTGGCAAGCTGAAGTCCTCGTCAGGCCAAAAGGTAACCAATCCCAAGCAAGGCATTGCAATTGCCTTGTCTGAAGCTAGGAGCATGAAAAAGAAATGATGGGACGATTCTCTATGTCTAAGCAGGTCAGCACTCCTTCGATGTCGAAGAAAACTGGCAAGGCTGTAAAGGCGCAGACTCCTGGGATGTATCCTAAGGCAGTTGTTTCTCGAAAGGTATCGAGTATGAACACGCCAAAGATGGGTATGCGTAAGATGGGTATGCCCAAGATGGGTACGCCTAAAATGAAGAAAGGATTCTAATGTCCTACACTAAGCCTCAGCTTCGAGAGCGTATCAAGTCGCAGGTAATGTCATCCGGTAAGGGTGGCAAGCCTGGACAGTGGTCTGCGCGTAAAGCGCAGCTAGTCGCTCAGAAGTATGAGGCTGCTGGTGGAGGGTACTCTGGATCGAAGTCTAGCAGCCAGAAGAGCCTTTCTAAATGGACAAAGGAAGAGTGGACTACCAAGAGCGGTAAGCCTTCTACGCAAGGCCCTAAGGCTACTGGAGAGCGTTACCTTCCCAAGAAGGCGATTCAGGCTATGCCTGCTGGCGTCTACGCTGCCTCTACGAAGGCGAAGAAGGAAGCAAGCTCTCAGGGTAAGCAGTTCTCTAGTCAGCCTGAGAGCGCCAAGAAGATCGCTAAGAGGTTCCGGTAATGGCTACATCTGGTACGGCAAATTGGAACATCAACATCCTCGACATTATCGAGGAAGCCTACGAACGAATTGGTGTAGAGGTTAAGGGTGGCTACGAGATTAGGACGGCCCGTAGGAGTCTTAACCTTCTCTCGATGGAGTGGGCGAATCGAGGGTTGAATCTGTGGTGCGTAGAGGCAGGAACGCTGTCGCTGACTCCTGGCACCGCAACGTACAATCTTCCTGACGATACGATCGACATTCTAGAAGGAGTGATTCGGACGTATGCAGGTCAGCAGAACAATCAGACTGATATTGCGATTACCCGGATCTCTTTCGTTACCTACAATACGTTGCCTAACAAGCTGGTGCAGGGTACTCCGATTCAGTACTACGTTGCCAGGGATACAACGACTCCTGAGATTACGTTCTGGCAGGTGCCAGACAATACGATCTCTCGTCAGTTTGTTTACTACAGGTTGCGGCGTCAGCAGGATGTTGGGAGCAATGCTAACAACAACATGGACGTGCCGTTTCGGTTTGTCCCTGCGATGATCTCTGGTCTTGCTTATCACCTTGCTTCTAAGAGGCCGGAAGCATTTGCTCGTATGCCTGAATTGAAGGCGCTGTACGAGGAAGAGTTCCAACGTGCGGCTGACGAAGACCGTCAACGGTCTGCGGTTATGCTGGTGCCGGGAGGATACGGCTGGTAATGTTTGCTTCCGGTAAACACGCAATTGCAATGTGCGACATCTGCGCTAGGCAGATCAAGTACACTGCTCTAAAGAAGTACATATACAACGAGAGATGGAATGGACTTCTTGTTTGCGAAGAGTGTTTTGACATAGACAATCCTCAGCTTCAGATCGGCAAGTACGTTAGAGGCGAAGCGATTGCTCTTAACAACCCCAGGACTGCGTCTCAACAGAACCCTCCTACCAGAGCGTACTTCGGTTGGAATCCAGTGTTACCTAACAAGATCTATGTCAATTTAGGTAGTGTTAAAGTTTCTATCAGTTGAGGATATTCATGAAGAAGTTTAAGAAAGAAAATAAGGTTGTAAGGGCGCAGGCGGGTATTTCTTTTGGGAAAACTCCAATGAAATTTCCAGAAGGGCAAAAAGATGAAATGTTTGAAATGCCCGACCTAACTGCCAATTCACCTTATGCTAAAGCTCTTATAGGTGAGATGTTTGAAATACCTAAACATACTGTCAATTCGCCTTTTAGAACTCTTGTGCGTTTAATGGGTGGTGATCCAGATATTCCTCAAAAAACAAATCTGGAAAACCTAGATAAACTTCAATTAAAGTCATCAGGGGATAGGTCTATAGATCTAAGCAAACAAAATGCTCTTGGTAAAATAAATTCTACTGCCACTACTCCTTCAGTACCTTCAGTAAATCGTACTCTGGCTCTGAAGCCTAATAAGGTTACTTCCGGTGTTCCGACTGCCGCACAGCCAAAGAAGTATTCTCCTCGCGTTACAAACGCGATGGATCAGTACAGGGCAAAAGATCTGGAGATGCCTCCAGCTTTAACGGCTAATGCTCCAGCGCCGAATGTTCCGATGGCCCCATCTGTCGATCTTTCCAAGCTGGCTGGAGAGATTCCTAAAACCAAGTCTGGCATGAAGAAGTTTATGGACGAGTACGGCAAGTTCATCGCTCTTGGCGCTATGGCTGGCGCTGGAGGGAAAGGTGGGCAGATCGCTGCTCCTATCATCGCCGCTCTTCCTGGTTTGATTGGAATGATGAAGAAGAAGAAGTCTTCCGGGGGTGAACCTCCGAAGAAAAGCGAAGGCGGCGCTATCCGCAAATTCAAAGGAGGTTCTATGAACACCATTAAGTACAAAGAAGGTGGGAAGAAAAAACAATTTTTTGACCAACCTACGACTCTGATACCAAGTAAAATCTTCGATCAGGTTGTATCTAAAAATCCTGATGCAGCAAAGCGGATGCTTGGTCGGCTTGTATATGAACAAAATTTTCCATCTCCCAGGAAATCTGTAAAAACTTCTCCACGGAAATACTCCCCTTCTTCTCTCGAAGATAATTCGTACTTGTCGGATATTGAAGCAATGGGGATGATGCGTAATCTTGAAGAGGCACCAGATCTTCCCACTGGTTCTTCTTCCACGGGAAAATTTATTACCGGGATAGGGGATCTCCCTGAAGCTGGCCCCTCTTCTGAAGTAATGAATATGCCTACTCGTGGTGGAAATCGTAGTATTGAAGATGCTATTTACTCCTTGGCAAAGGATGCTAATATTCCTGCTAGTTCTGTTCCTAAAAACAAATCTGGCTTGAAGAGGTTTTTCTCGATGATTGGGAAAGGACTCGGGATTAAAAAGAAAAGTGGTAGTCAAGACGAAGGTTCGCAATCTTTATCCAGCGGCGGCGCTATCCGCAAATTTAAAGGAGGTTCCATGAAAGGGAACACGATGGACAGTACGCTCACCCCGAAGTACGCGAAGGGTGGTGATATGCCCAAGGGTATGTCGAAAGGCAAGATGGGCAAGGCTGCTGGCGAGATGCCTCAGCACAAGAAGATGGCGATGGGTAAGCCTACCCCGCAGAGCATGGGGCAGAAGTTCGCTAAGGGCGGCGCTGCCAAGTATGCTAGCGGCGGGATGTGCAAAGGCTACGGGATCGCCAAGAAGATCCGCCCGACTGGGCCGATGAACTAATCTAGAAGTAGACCATCATGACATACGCTGAACTCAAGCAGCAGATCCAGGACTACGTTCAATCGGACGAAACCACGTTCCTTGCGAATCTGGATTCTATCATTCAGCTTGCAGAGCAGCGTATCAACAGAGATGT